GTTTGTTTGGTTGTTGATTGGTGTTTGATTGTTGATTGAAGCATGCTTTTCCTGACCAATCAAACATCGTTGCCCCTCCCTAGAGGGGGATGGCACCCCCTTATCGGCCGAAATGAATTACACCTCAAAAATATCGGACAGAAAATTTATTGGCACTCCTTGCAATAAAACGTATTCGGAACTACAGGTTTCTTAAATCCCCATTTATAACATTTTAAGCAATACCACACAGGTACCTCCAGTTTATCAAAAATAGGCGTTTGGCTACCCTAGTAGCCAGAAGTTAATTAAACGCATCCCTGAGCCACGCCAGGGGGTAAAACTCCGTTGTTAATAGACTTAGTAGCCTCGGCAATGCAATGTTCCTTAGCCCAGGACAGATTATAGTAACCTTCAGACAATTCTCCATCAGGGTATTTAACTTTATAGAAACTAACTAAAGTACCTTCAACTAGACAAGGTTGTAAAGAATACTTAGTATCTTTAGGCCCTAAGTACAATTTATTGTCTTTCCAAGAAAAATTGGCAGTATTTAACATTTTACTTGACAAGTCCTTTTATTTGTGTTATACTCGGCGGCAATGTCTAGAAAACAAGGATTTCCCTTATCTCAAAGATTTAACCAATACCACTGGAATAAGTGGGATAACCTCTCTTCCCAAGAAAGAGAAGACTATGAAAAACAATATGAATCAAGAGATGATAAAATAACTAAACGTGAACGTGACGAAGCTTAAAGATACATGGTATTGTACGTATTGTAAGAAATGGAATAATACCTCCAAGTGCACTAAGTGTGGAAGAATTAAACAATAACATGCTATGGTATGGAAGTCAACGGAATAATCTAAGGAATGACAGAGTTTTCAGGCAATTATTGGAAATGCCCCAGATGCGGGGCATGGTCTCCAACTTCCCAAGAAACCTGCCCAAGATGTAAAATATACCAGTGCAAGACGAAGTCCTCTACGTAAAGATAGAAGAAGCTGAAAAGCGTAATGGACAACGTTTCGATGCACAAGAGAAGGCAGTACAGGCTGCACTAGCAGCCGCTGAAAAAGCAGTAACTAAGGCTGAAGTAGCCGCTGAAAAGCGCTTTGAATCAGTAAATGAATTCCGTAAGACCTTAAGTGATCAGACAGCTTCTTTCTTGACCAGAAACGAATACAATCTTCAACATCAAGCTCTAAGCGAAAAGATGGATGACGTGACTGTAAGGATGAATTTAGTCGAAAGATCTATAGGTGAACTCAAAGAAAGATCAGCAGGTAGGTCGGATATCTGGGGAATACTAACAGGTGGTATCGCAATTGTAGTCTCAATTGCTGTTCTAGCTGTAGCAATTATTAAATAAAGGAGATGGCATGGACGTAGGTTTACTATTTTGGTTCTTGATGATCCTTTGTGGGATCGGAATCATAGGGGGCTATACGGCATGGAGGGATAACCCCATGCTCTTAGGCTTCAATAACGTATTACAATGGATACTATTCGCTCTCTTAGGTTGGAGAGTCTTTGGTCCCATCATCCACTAAGAGGAGAGGATATGCCTCAATACAAAGGAAAAGACGTAATCGTCTTGCAGGAACTCCCGCATGACGATAATGATTACGCCGTAATTCACATCACTAACCCAAAGAATGGGGAGACGTCTACCGACAGAGTCAAGGCTAAGGATATTAAGCCTGGACACACAGAGCAGCTCTCGGCACATGTGCCTATCGCTGTAGTCGCAGACGCATTTCACCCTAAATTCATCGATAAAAGGAATACAAAATAATGGCTACTATTGACGATCTCGTAACTGCGGTTGCCGCAGAAGACACCGTCGTTGACTCCGCAGTTGTGGCGCTCAATGGCTTGCAGGTACAGGTAGCAGCGCTGCCTACGCCAACCACGGACCCAGCGACTTCAGCTAAGATTACTGCTTTGGTCTCTGATATTTCTACCAAGAAGGCCGCTTTGGCAGCCGCTATTGTCTCCGGAACGGCAGTTCCCCCGGTGATTACGCCTACTACGCCTGTGATTACGCCTGCTGCAGCTACTGCTGCTGCCACCGCTTCGGTGACGGCTACTCCAGTACCGGCCACAGCTACAACTGTTGCTTAAATGCCTAAGGGAAAATCCAAAACTCCTAAAGGCGGTTCTAAAGCTGGGGCTCCCGTAAGGGACCCCGGCGGCAAGACCGAGAAGAAACTCAAGAAGGGAAAGAAATAATATGGCTTCGGCACAAGACTACAATCATATCCATCCTAAGTCTGGAGAGTCCTATGGACATATGCAGGCTAAGGGCGGAGATAAACACGTCACAGCTAATCACACGCGTGGTTCTATGCCTGGACACAATCCCGGCGGCGGTGGGTTTTAATGCGTGAAATCACTGGTGAGCAAAGCTCCAACATCTCGTCTTTTAAACTTTCCGCTACAGACACGGATACGGAGCGGAGGAACTTCCAAGGGTATCAGACCCACTCACTTAGTGAGGCTATGAGCAATGAAATCTCTATGGAAGGGACTACAGAGACCCGTAAGGGCGGAGGGATGAATAAATCCCATTCGTACGCCGCGGGTGAGATGAGACGTAGGTTCTAATGGCTAAAAGACCTAGTAAGAAGTTCAAGTCTTTCTCTGAACTTCATGGTTCTAAGTCTGATGTCTTCAAGGGCATCGGCGGAGAACAATTAGGACATGATCAACAGCTTCCAGTAACCCCTATGGGTCAGGGTTCGTCTCCATTAATTAACCCCGGTCAAGCTGGACACCCGATGTCTCCTGAACGTATTGGGCAAGCCATGGGCAACAATCCATCGGGAGAAGACTTTTATTAATGGATGTTAATACGGTGCTAACTTTAGTTAGCTTCACTGCCGGGTTTATTGTCTTTCTAGGGAGTTTAGTTTGGTGGTTATCCACCCAGTTTGCAGGAGTTCGTAAACTCTGCTACGAAATTAAGGATCAAGTCTTAGATAAACTTGATTATCACGAGAAACACGATGACGAACGTTTCAATTCTTTGTCTAAAGACATTTGGGAGATTCGCGTGCGTAATGCGTCCTTGGATGGGAGGCACATCCCTAAACAATCAAATGGAGTTAATCCTTAATGGCTGACGGTTTTACACGGCCTATATTCAAATACTCGCACCAGGCTGGTTCAGTAGCCAGCACTCAGATTAAAACAGGCCCCGGAGTTCTTCGCGGTGTCTGTTTTGGCACGACAGGGGCTACACCAGGGACTATTACTCTCGCAGATAACGTTGTGCCTAATACCACTAACCCCATAACAATTATAGCCCCAGCAGCTAGTTCAGTCCCACAAACTTATGAACTTGATGTTGGGTTTATCAATGGGTTAAGCTATACAGCAGCAACAGCAACTACAGCAGACGTAACTATTCTTTATCAATAAATGTTTACGCAAGGCCCGAAACAGATAAGCGTAAATCCATTTCTGAACTTTGATGGATTTGCTAATGCTCCTGCAGGACCTGCATACCCATTTCCGACACTTCTTCTGGTTAATAATCCGTCTAATCAATTAAACGGGCAAACTATTGCGGCTAGACCTCCTTGGAGAGTAGCGGGGGTAGACTATGCGGTAGGAATAGATCGTAGTCTTTATCCTACAAATGCAAGTTTAAAAGACCCTAATACGATTTTAAGCACTACCTCTGGCGCATCCGGGAATAATTCTACTCACATAGTTACTGTAACGGGCAGCAATGTAGTATTGGACGGGTATGATTTTTCGTTAAATAACGGTTGGATGGTTGAGTTTTCCAGTGGGACTAACCTTACCATCAGTAACTGTAACTTTGCCGTAGGGGCGAATCTTCAAACACCTATTTGGTGTCCTCCTGGCGGAGGCACGACGGTTACTATTACAAAATGTATTGTCGATGGGGGCTCTGTGACCTACGCTAATGGCGCAGGTGCGCAAAACGGCACTCTTTCTATGAATGCCCGGGGGACTACAACAATAACTTATAATTATGTATTACAAGCTCCTGGCGAATGTGCAGTTATAAGTACTACCAATAATGCTTCCGGAGATGTCTGGGTCGTAAAATACAATGTAATGGGTAATTCAGGTATGGGTTTTGATTCCAGTCTTCATGGAGATTGGATTCAAACGTATAATGGAACTTCTGGTTCTACTACAAGCATGAATATGGATTTCAATGTATTTTTTCAATTTGTCCAAGTAACTAGCAATACCACAGGTCCGCGTACCCAAGGATTATCTTTGTGGTCTGCTGCCGGAAACGCAGGGTTACTGCAGAATGGTTCTGTATCTAACAATGTAATGATTGGTACAGGAGTGACTCCAAGCAATACGGGGGGTCCATTTGTTAACCAGCAACAAATTATAGTTCCAAAGAATTTATCCGGGAATATGTTGGTTCAAAATAACTATTTCGATAATACGTTGTATACAGTAGGTGGTAACTTCAGCGGCGGAGCTTTCTGGCTCGGTAGTGATTTTGGCAGTGGTTCGCCAAGTCAAGGAGTACAAAGTGGAACAATTAATAATGTTTTCCCCCCAACTAATCTTTTCAGCAGTAATGCGATGCCAGCGGGGAATACTTGCTTAAATACCGGAGCTTTACTTACTCAAGCTAACGGCAATGTACATTTAGGTTCTTCTTAATATGGCTACTGTTGTCTTTTTAACAACTACAGGGGCACATACCTGGCCTGATCCTGGCAATACTAACGGCGGTCTTCTAGACTCTGTTGAAGTCATTGGCGGAGGAGGCTCGGGAAGTCCTTCCGCAGATACTCCGGGGCAAGGCGGCGGAGGTGGCGGCGGCGGCTATGCCAAAACAACGGCTTTAACAGTTACTTTTCCGGTTAGCTATACCGTAGGTGTTGGAGCTACAACTAAAGAAACAGCAGGCGGAGATACTTGGTTTAATGGAACTACAGTAGGCGGCGCTTCTGTTTCAGCACACGGTGGCGGAGGTTCTCCTACCGCAGGTACTGGAGGAACGGGGGGGGCAGGCGTTAACGGTTCTACTCTACATACGGGAGGTGCAGGAGGGACATACACAGCTGACGCGCCTGCAGGAGGTAACGGCGGAGGTGGAGCTGCAGGACCCCAAGGAAATGGCGGAATTGGGGGAGGCGCTAATGCCGTGACTGATGGCGGATCAGGAGGTGGAGGCTCAGGAGGTGGCGGTAGCGGCACAAATGGTGGCGCAGGGACTGGGGGGGTTGTAACTACAGGTGGTGCTGGCGGCAATAATGCTGCGGGGGCCGGATCAGGAGCCGGCGGTGGAACTACCGCTGCGTCAGGGACTAACGGTACTTTAGGCGGCGGAGGTGGCGGCGCAGGAATAACATCCACAGGCACTGGCGGGACTGGCGGTGCTGGTGCAGATTGGACTGCGACGGCAGGTGGAACTGCTGGCGCTGGAGGTGGTGGAGGTGGCAGTGGTAGTGGAGCAGGCAATCAACCAGGCAATGGCGGATTGTACGGAGGTGGTGGCGCCGGGTCAGGCGGATCATCTTCAACTACGTTTGGTTCTGGAGCTCAAGGAATTATTGTAATAACGTATACCCCTGCAGGTGGCGGGGATGTTTTATCCTCTCAAATATGGTTATAAAATGGTTTTGACAAAAAGATCACACGAAGGTGAATTATGCGTAGACCACAGGGCTTCCCCAGGTCTAACAGACGAACAAGCGATTAGATTAGGATATGCCCCAGGCGTATTAGCGGAAGGTAAAGTATTTGAAGCCCCGACGATGGGCTGCAATCATTGTGGAACCGTAGTTGTAATGAACCCAAATAGAAAGCGGGATCGTGAATGGTGTTCTCAATGCGATATGTACATATGTGATAATTGTGCGCTCGAGCGAAAATTACCCGGGTATGAACATAGAACACATCGTCAAAACATAATCGAAACAGCAAACTTAGCGCTAAGAAAAGGAATTTATTAAACTATGGCAAAACGAGTATTCAACCATCCGGGTCAGACGTGGGCACCTACAGCTACTGGTGCTGCGGCTACTAACTGGATGTCAATTACAGGTGGCAGCACCACCATGGTCATTGACTGGTTAGAGGTCTTGATCTCCGGGACGGCGGCTGCTTCAGCTATTCTTGCTACGGGCGTACGTTATGCGTCTACTCTAGCTGCCACACCTACAGCTATCGCTGCTCCTGCAACGGACGGCTTTATGAACGCTTCGGGTTCGGCTCTCTCGGCTCCAGCAGTTGTAGGATTCGCAGCTACTACGGGACCATTCCCCTCTGCGGCAGCCACACTGTCTGCATTGAACTTGGGGCTTAATGCCTTCGGTGGAATTATCCGATGGAATGCAGCGCCTACCCAGCAATGGACACAAGTAGGTAGCGCAGTGGCAGGTTCGGGCGTAGCCGGTCAATCAGTTCTCTGGAATAACTCAGGTCCGGGTGGACAGTCTACAACTGCGGCAGCGCATATCATCTACGAAGCATACTAATGCTTCTGACAACGGCGCAGTCTGCAGCTTCTTTAGCTACAGCAATACAAGCATTGAACACAGAAATAGCCGCTATAAACGCGGCTATCTCTGGTAACTTTATTGTGTCTGGAGGTAATCTTACTCTTCAAGATCCTTCCACAGGCAACACTATCCCTCTAATAATAGTTACGCAGAGTTCAACAGATTCTGCGACTATCTTAAATACTATCTCAACCATTTTAAATGGTAAATTGACTACGGCTAGTTCCTCTTTAACAGCTCTATAATTCATGACTATTCGCGGCGTAAATCAACAGCGAAACGATCCGCTGCGATCAGGCGAGACCTGGACCTTCAGTCATGTCAATTTACTAGGTCAAGATAAGATTTACGGTGGTTTGGATTACGATTATATTAATCGTCTTCCTGACCCAGGACCGTACTTTGATACGAGTCTTCGAACTTGGGTAGTAGACCATACCCCTTTCTTAGGTAAGGACAAGTTTTACGGCCCTTCTGGGTATGGCCCAGATTTTGATTGGCCAAACCCTGTTCAGCCTTATCGAATTGAGCAAACTTGGCTTTGGCGTCAAGTAGATAAAATAGGTAAAGACAAATTACCTACGAGGCAGTACGACTTTCCTAATCCACAACCGGTTCAGTGGTATCAAAGTTGGACTCAGCCAGGGATACAGGCTACCGCAGGTAGTCCGTTTAGTCAAACTAACTGGCCTAACCCCCCAACATTAAGTAGGATAGATCAGTCCTGGTGCGAAGGTTTCCCTACTCCTGGTTTTTTAAGTGCACCATTTAGTCAACAAGACTGGCCCCTTTCTAGTCAACCTTATAGACTAGATCAGAGTTGGGTAGAGTCTGGCAATGCCTTAGGGTTTATAGGCAGTCCATTCTCCCAATCAGATTGGCCTAATCCTAAACCAGTTAATTGGTACCAGGACTGGAATAACGCACTAGCATTAAACATGCCGGTGTTTATTCCTTCGGTAGTTACCAACTGGGATGTACCAACATATATAAATTGGTACCAAGATCAAAGAGTAGATCTTCTACAGACTACTTTAGCGATACCGCCTACTAAACCTTTCTTTCAATCTGATTGGGCTAACCCTGCTCAACCCTCTCGTATAGAGCAGACTTGGGCAAAGACCTATAATTTATACGGCCAAGACAGTCTGCCTAACAGACAGCAACATTGGCCTACCCCGTATCCAGTACAGTGGTACCAAAATTACCAGGTAAACCTATTACAGACTACCTTATTCACTACCCCAGCTAATCCACCTATTCGACAATATGATTGGACAGTACCCTACCCCCCGTTAGCTATTAATCCTAGCTGGACATACACTTCACAATTTGCAGTACCAGCTCCAATACCTCCAGCCACTATCGGTGGGCAATATACTGAAGAAGATGTAGATGAGCTAACGCAAGCTTATGCCAGGGCGATGGAATTTGCCCTGAAGTTTAGGCAAGGTAAACCTTTAAGTATTAATGAAGCTGCTGCAGCATTAGCTAAGCGAGGTGGAGAAGCAAGAGCAAAGAGTTTAAGCTCATCTCAAAGATCTAGCATTGCAGCTCACGCGGCAAGCACAAGATGGAAGAAATGACGAACGCGGCAAGCATAAAGACCAAGTCAAAGAAGACGCGGCAAGCATTAAGCGAATACGGTAAAATCCTAGGTAAACTAGGTAATATGAAGAAAGCACAATTAGCTAAGAATGCCTAGAGTTAGACGCACTAAAGTAGAAATGTCTGATGAGCGTAAGGCTCATCGGGATAGAGCTGAACAAGATCTAACATATTTTATCGAACTGATTGTCCCTAAACAGTTAATCGGAAATGTCCACCGAGAATTAATCTCGTGGTGGACAAAGCCAGAAGCTAACAACAGACAATTAGTCCTTCTTCCTAGGGATCATTGTAAATCTACATATGCAGCCTTTAGGGTTGTATGGGAACTAACCCGTAACCCTACCCTGCGAATTCTATATATCTCTTCTACATCCAATTTAGCTACTAAGCAGTTAAAGCTTATGAAGGACATCCTTACCTGCGACAGGTATCGTATGTTCTGGCCAGAAATGGTAGAAAAGGAAGAAGCTAGACGTGAGAAGTGGACTGAACGGGAAATATCCTTAGACCACCCCTTGCGTAAAGAAGAACATATTCGCGATCCTTCTATCTTTACTGCAGGTCTTACTTCTAACATTGTGGGTCTTCACTGCGATATTGCAGTGCTAGATGACGTAGTAACTCAGAGTAATGCATATACAGAAGAAGGTCGTGAAAAAGCAAAAGATCAGTACAGCTTCCTATCATCCATCGAGGGGGTAGGCGCTAAGGAATGGGTTGTAGGTACTCGGTACCACCCTCTGGATCTTTATTCAGACCTAATACAATTGGAGATTAAAGAATTTGATGAACTGGGGAATGTTACAAAATCAAAACCTCTATTCGAAGTTTTTGAGAGACAGGTTGAATCAATTGGAGACGGTTCTGGGGAATTTCTTTGGCCACGTCAACGCCGCACAGATGGTAAGTGGTTTGGGTTCGATAAGCAGAGCCTCGCAGAAAAGAGGTCGGGTTATATTAACCAGCTACACTTCAGGGCCCAATATTATAACGATCCGCACGACGTCGAGTCGTCGCCCATCAAAAGAGAACTATTCCAATATTACGAACCAGGTAATCTCTTTAAACGAGAAACCAGATGGTTCTACCAACACAACGCCCTTAATGTCTTCGCCGCAGTTGACTTCGCCTACTCCCAAGCCGCGAAAGCGGACTCGACGTCAATCGTCGTCGTCGGTGTCGATGGATCAGGCAACTACTACGTCTTAGATATCGACAGGTTTAAAACAGATAAAATATCTGAATACTTCAACCATATCTTACGTCTTCACCAAAAGTGGGGGTTTAGAAGGATTAGAGCCGAGGTTTCGGTAGCTCAGCAAGTAATAGTCAAAGACTTAAAAGAAAGCTACATCAAACCTTATGGCCTAGCCCTGTCGGTTGAAGAGTTCAGACCTTCTAGATGGCAAGGTTCTAAGAGTGAACGCATCATGGCGGTCTTAGAGCCTAAGTATGCCAATGGACAAATATGGCACTATGCCTCAGGCAACTGCCAGTTATTAGAAGAGGAGTTGATTTATTACAACCCTCCACACGATGACGTCAAAGACGCACTCGCTTCTTGCATAGACTTTGCACAGGCACCCACCTTTTCAATAATGAGACAAAGAGTGAATCCAATTACATATAACGAACGCTGGGGCGGTGTTAATTGACCGGTCGCGCACTAGAACTACTTAACGTAATATCTCCTGATTTACTCGCAACAAGGCTCACGGAACGCTGGACAGAGTGGGAAACATTACGTCGAAACAAGAAAACAGATTGGGAAGAGATTAGAAGGTATGTATACGCAACAGACACTACATACACCACGAATGCTCAGTTACCTTGGAAAAATAAAACAACTATCCCAAAGCTGTGCCAAATTAGGGATAACCTATATTCCAATTACACCGCAACGTTATTCCCGAAACGTAAGTGGCTAGAATGGGAAGCTAATGAACGTGACTCGAATTCTGTACAGAAGAGAGATGCGATCATCAACTACATGGCCTGGTGTATCGACCAACCAAGTTTTAAGCATGAGATTGATAAAATTATCCTGGACTATATCGATTTTGGCAATTGTTTTGCTACTGTCGAGTGGACTGATCAACGGGTGCAACGTGAAGACGGAAGAACACAATCCGGGTTTGTCGGCCCCACCGTTCGAAGAATAAATCCTTTAGACTTAGTCTGTAATCCTACAGCCGAGAACTTCTTACAATCCCCTAAGCTGATACGCTCCGTGATTTCCATGGGCGAGCTTAAGGAATTACTCCAACGTATGTCTACGGACGAGAACAGAGAGTCCTATGAACAGCTCTACGAGTACCTTAAGAACATCCGCTTTCACGCCAGAACTTTCGAAGGTGATTGGACACAACGAGACCGTCTATACGACATGGACGGCTTTACCTCCTTCAGGGCTTATCTACTTTCCGATTTCGTTGAAGTTCTTACCTTTTACGGAGATTGGTTCGATTACATTAATGACACGTTTGAAAAGAATCGCGTTATTATGGTGGTTGACCGCCACAAGCTTATTTCAAATAAGTCGAATCCTTCTTTCTTCGGATACCCTCCCATCTTCCACGCCCCTTGGCGGAAGAAACAAGATAACCTCTGGGGTATGGGCCCGCTCGACAATCTCATAGGAATGCAGTATCGTCTAGATCATATGGAGAATATGAAGGCGGACATTGTAGACCTCTGCACATATCCCGTTCAGAAGATCAAAGGCTTCGTAGAGGAATTCATCTGGCAACCAGGTGAGAAGATCTTTACTTCAGATGAAGGTGACGTAGAACTCGTTACCCCTGAAGTACAACCTCTACAGTTAAATATGGAGATGCAACGTCTCGAAGATACTATGGAGGCCATGGCAGGCGCACCTAAGGAAGCCATGGGTTTTAGATCTCCTGGAGAGAAGACCAAGTATGAAGTACAACGATTGGAAAATGCTGCGTCTCGCATTTATCAAAATAAGATCAATCAATTTGAAGAGCAAATAATTGAACCTCTTCTAAATGCAATGTTGGAGTTAGCTCGGCGCAATATGGTGGGGACTACCGCCATTCGCGTATTCGATGACGACTTTAAGGTTGCATCGTTCCAAGACCTTACTGTCGAAGACATTACAGGGATTGGACGTATTAAGCCAATAGCAGCACGGCATTTCGCAGAGCAAGCTGAGATCATCCAGAACTTAACTAACTTAACTGGCTCAGGACTCTGGCAATCCGTGCAGGCTCATTTTTCTGGCAAAAAGATGGCTAAGATCATCGAAGATATATTCGATCTAAAGGACTATGAATTGGTGACCCCCTTCGTAGCTTTAGCTGAGCAAGCAGAAGGCCAGAAGCTAGTCCAAGCTCTCCAAGAGCAACTAGCACAACAGACACAGACTGCCACAGGTATGGGCGAAGACTTCGACATGGAAGGACCTCATCCTCAGAAGCCTAGTCCTGGTGGCAAACAAGAACCATTTAACTTAAGGCGACAGCCGCCCGAAGGAGCAACTCCTGGGGGTTTATTAGGGACTCAATAAATTGACAGATTTATTCACTAACGACGACCAGTCAAAGATCGCTGCGTATATCCCAGGTGAAGCATCCAAGTATAAAAGCTTAGATGAATTAGCCAAAGGAGCATACGAGAAGGACCGTCATATTAGCAACGTAGAGCGTGAGAATGCGGAGCTCCGTGCTTCAAATCTTGCACTTCGTGAAGATAATATGACCAAGGCTAAACTGGAAGAGTATGTAGACCAACTTACTAAGAGTGCTTCAGCAAGTTCTCATCCAACATCAGACGGCACCAACCCAAAGCCTAGTGATGCCCAGCCATTTGATCCACGACAACTCGAACCTATGTTTGATAAACGAATAAAGGAATATGAAGCTTCGAAGACCAAGGAGCAGAATGTTAGAGCTGTTACGGACGCATTACGGGAACGTTATGGGAATTCATTCTCAGAAGTTCTTCAGAAACAGACCGAAGAGTTAGGTTTGACTAAAGAAGCTGTCACGTACTTAGCAGAGACTGCACCTAGAGCCTTCTTCAAGACTTTAGGTTTAGATCAGGCTAGGGCACCGGAGACCTTTGAAACACCTCCGCGAAGAAGTGTTCATTTCTCCCCTACTGTAGAACCCGAGCATACTTGGGCCTACTACGAGAAGCTTCAGAAAGAAAAGCCAGACACTTTCCGGTCCCCTAAAATTCAAGAGCAGATGCTAAAGGATTACACACGCCTCGGATCAAAGTTCGAGGATGGTAACTTCCTAGCCTATGGGCAGCAATCTGCCTTCTAAGGAGACAACTTAAATGGCTGGTTTTATGACTGGCAATACTCAGAATCTGTTAAGGACTAATATTTGGTCCCGGCAGATCAAGGAGCTATTGCTGGACGAATTAAACGCCATGAAGTTTGTCCGTATTATCTCAGACTTCCCAGATGGTGTTACGTTAAACATCCCGTCGATTGGTGAAGCAGAAACTGGTGACTTTACCGAAGGTCAAGCCATCAAGTACAACACGATGGATACAGGTAACTTTACCTTCTCCTTCGATAACTACAAGTATTCTGCCAACGCAATCTCCGAGAAGTTCAAGCGTGACTCCTTCTACAGTGCTGATGTTATCGCGGCCTTCGTGCCTCGCCAACACCGTGCCCTGATGGAGTCGGTCGAGAGTAACATCTTGGCTAAGGGTAATGCAGGTCAAACTGCTGGCAACGTTAACGCAATTAATACGGCTGACCACCGATGGGTTGGCTCAGGTCTTAATAGCGGTATCGCCTACCAAGACTTCGCACGTGCACATTACGCGCTAACCCGCGCTAACGTGCCACTGACGAACCTGGTGGCAATTGTTGACCCGTCTGTTGCATATACGCTTCAGACTCAGGCCAACATCGTATCATTGCTTACTCCTGACCGCATGTGGCAGTCAGTGGTTCATGATGGTGCTGTGACTGGATTTAAGTTCCGGTTCAATATCTATGGCTTCGACGTGTATGTGTCGAACTACTTGCCTAGTATTGCTTCGGAAACTATCTCTGGAAACACCGTTACTAACGGCGTGGCCAATTACTTCTTCTCGGCGGCTCCCGGCGATACAATGCCTTTCGTGGGTGCTTTCCGTCAGATGCCTACTGTCTACTCGGAGTTCAATAAAGATCTCCAGCAAGAGGAATACCTGACGATTGCCGAATGGGGCTTCAAGCTATACCGGCCTGAAAACTTCATCTCCATTCTCACTAACACGTCGGTCGTTCCGACCTAATAATGGGAGAATAGAAACATGGTTTCAGGACAATGGTTTAATCCGGATGGTCTTTATCTGCAGTATGGTACGCAGAAGGCCGTCCCCGAAGTCGGAGGCGACTACCTCGTCTACGGCGAAACACGAGAGATTGAGCAACTCATTCCTCTGGTGCCTATGCAGCTCACAGCTAGCGGTCAGCCGGTTCCGGCTCCCGCACAGACCACGTTCTCCGGAACGGGTACTGCTGCTGCTGCGGGTATTCAGTCGTTGACGACTCTTATCCCTCTTCAACAGACAGCTCCGATGATCACCACGACTAGTGGTACGCTCATCTTCAATAACCCTCAGATCTTTATCGAAGAGGTGACTATTGAAGGTTTGATTACTTCAGCGGGTGGCACGAGTATTTCAGTAGGGTTGGTAACAGCCTCTCCGGGTACTCCTAACTCGAGCTTCGCCCAGGTTGCACCTAATGCTGGTGTGCAGATCGTTAATGGTCTGTTAGCCGCAAACATGGTGGCAGGACAGCGCGTGTCCTTCACTCAGCCCGGTACTACGGGTCTGGTGTGGAGCGTAGGCGCTACGCCAGTCGCTGGTGGTGGTACGTGGGTTGGTGTTAACATGCCTCTGGTGACTAATGCAATTACGCCACTTCCTACAAGTGCGTATTTGTCTACGATCCAGACCGGTACGTTTACCAACGGTCTCATTAAGCTTCGTATGCGTTATACGATGTACGGTAACATCCCTTATTAAGGGTATCTAATCGAGGTGCCCCCGTAAGGGGGCTCCTCCTTATAAAAGGAATTAAATATGCCTTACGGTGGTATTGACTACGCCCGTATCGATAACGAAGCAGGAAGCGACCAGGTCGTAACCAGTTCACGTATGCGGGCATCACTCTACCCTCAGACAGTCGGGACAGTGACGTTCCCGGTTAATCCTCTGGGGACTAACTGGATCGCAGGAACAGGTACTCCTATTTCTACAGTTCCAGGGGCCTCTTCTACTATTGATGTTGGACAGATCTTAACGGGTATTGTCATCCAGGCTCCTTCAGCCGGAAATACATCTACTTTAGACACTGCCGCTAATATCGTATCAGGGGTTAATAAGATCTCTGCCGGTGCTCAGGTTGGAGATGTTATCCAGTTTGCAATGGGTAATGGATCTGCAGCTAATACGATCACAGTAGCCGCAGGCTCTGGGGGAACATTCGATGCGAATATTAATACTGCTGCAAAGACTCTTGCCGTGAGTAGCAATATTAAATGGATCTTACTCCGCTTGACTAATGTCACTTCTGGTTCAGAAGCTTATGTGATTTATATGTAATGCAGAAAGACACCATTCAAGAGCGAATTAAGTTATTGGAAAAAGAACGAGATCAGACTAGGGCTAATCTGATTGCGTATGAAGGGGCTCTGCAAGAAGCTAACTACTGGTTGAAGCAGACAGGAGAGACTGATGGCGGAAGCACCGATACTATCCAATCTAGTTAATCTGTCTAATCAGACGACAGCGGTAACTACGATTAACAATAATAATGCGGCCATTACGGCTGCGTTCTTAGATGTCATGTCTCTGAGTGGAGTTAGTCCTAATCAGATGAAATCCAATCTGGACATGAATGGTAATCAGATTCTCAATCTTCCTGCACCTGCTACTCTTAACTCTCCAGTTAGATTAGTAGATGTTGCAAGCAATCCTACTATCTCTGTTCCACCTACAGGTACTTCAGGAGGTACGGTAGGGTTCTTGAATGGTAACAATACATACTCAGGTACCAGCACCTTCACTGGTGCTGTTACTTTCAGCGGATCTTCTATTACTAACAGCTCTAACCAAACCAACAGCGCTACAAATAGTTGGAGCGGTGTCAACACCTTTTCTAATACTACTAACTTAGCTGCCATAGTTTCCACCGGAACTAATACTTATTCTGGCACCAATACCTTTAATAACACAGTAACTTTTACTTCAGGTATTACTTCTGTTAATGAAACTTGGACAGGAACAGGTACTTATACAGACGGGAATAATCCGACTACGCTTGTATCCGTAGGAAGTAATTCTAATTTTGTAACTAGTAACCTAAGCCTGACTGGACCTAGGTTTCAAATATCATACGTTCCCACCCAAACAACTTCATCTGTCCAGACTATGCAGCTATATACTACAGGCCGACTGCAGTTGATGGCGCAGAAGCCTGGCGGAACAGGCAATAATCCTCAGATTATAATTGCAGATACTAATGTACTTGGAGTCCCTGTTTTAAACGGTGGGAATCAGTCAGGGATAGGTCTTATTACTAACGGGGTATCCGGGTCTGCTGCTTGTAACGTAAGTATTATAAATACTGGCGGAGCTTCTACCGGAGCTTATAATAGTGCCATTCTTGAAATCTGGGGGACAGACTCTATAGGGGGTACTCAGAATCTAATCACCTTCTTTAACGGAACAGGGACCAGCGCTTGGAATGGAACCCTTACAGCTACTCAGGCCGGTTCAAGATTAGGTGAAATTGCCGGACAAGGGGTTACTCCTGACGGCAAGTTTACCCAGACTGAAACCTGGTCTATTAACGGTTATGCAGATCAAGCTTTTACTGGGACAACGAACGACGGGACATACACTGCACCGAGTAACATTGTCTTCCGAATTCCAATTGCCGCTACTTCCCCTGAAACAGGCGTAGGTGGTTTCTATTGGCCAGGTACTCTTGCCGTAGGCAATTACCCTGCTTCTGGTAATTCTTTTACGGGAGGACAAGGTACGATCACAATGAAGCTACAGGCTGGTTCTGCTCCATTAGCTTTAGCTGGATCAGGTATATTGTATGTAACTTCAGCAGGAGCTTTACATTACAGAGGTCCTACGACTGATACTCAGTTGGCGATAGCATAATGAAAATAAATCCTCTATCCAATATTTCTAATCTTCAAGACACCACTACATCGCAGACATTACTCAACGCTAATAGCGCAAGTATTACTACTGCGTTGAACAATACCTTATCGTTAGACGGAAGCACTCCTAATCAAATGCAGTCTAACTTGGATATGAATAGTTATCAAATACTTAATCTTCCGGCTCCAAGTTCTGTTAACTCTCCGGCTAGACTTATTGATGTGGTTTCTAACCCGACTATTGTTGTTCCAGGGACAGGCACTTCAGGACACTTTGTTCCTTTCTTAGATGGGAATAATACCTGGTCTGGCACTAATACTTTTAACAGTACAGTTCACGTAGGAAGTTTACCAATATCTGGAAGTTCCAGCGGAGTTGTTTCTGTTCTTCCCCAGGCAGCTGCAGGAACATATAACTTCAACCTCCCTACCACCGCAGGCTCCGCAGGACAATATTTAACATCTCAAGGTGGTTCTAGTTCAGCAATGACCTGGACTACCAATCCTTATGCGACTGGGCAGACATTATTAGTTGGCCCATCAAACCCTACAGGAACTACAAGTACTTCTCCAGTAATGATGGGGATTGGGGGTGTTTGTCATATTACTCCGGCTACAAGTACTAGAGTATTTGTGACTATCCAAGGACAGGTAAGTAATAACACTACCAGCGATGCTTCAACTATTGGTTTAAGACAAGGTACAGGATCTGCACCCGCAAATGGTGCCGCGGCTACCGGAACTGTCTATGGGACTACTATAGGTGTAGGGGGAGGCTCCAACGCAAATGTTACCTGGCCGTTTAATCTTTGTGCAGTAATTACTGGGTTAACAATCGGAACTCCAATCTGGTTTGATTTAACTCTTTCAGTTCAAGTTGGAGGAACTTCAACTATAGGCGCATTGACTTGCAGCGCATTTGAAATTTAAAGGACTAAAATGAAAACTAGTGCTAATGGAAGAAAGTTTATTGAGGGCTTCGAAGGACTTATCCTTCAAGCTTATGATGACCATAACGATAAGGTTGTAGAGCCTGGGCAAAGTCCTATCGGTGTTCTTACTATTGGTTATGGGCATACTACGTCTGCAGGTCCTCCTTCAGTTCATGTAGGAGACAAGATTACCCAAGCTCAAGCAGACCAGTACTTATCTAATGATCTGGCTGTAGTTGAGAATCAAGTAAATACTCTAGTGAAGGTTCCTTTGAACCAGAATCAGTACGATGCTTTGGTTAGCTTCCAGTACAACACTGGTGCGCTAGGTCATAGTTCTGCACTGCCATTGCTTAATGAAGGTCACTACGCAGAAGCTGCAGACCACCTTGCACTATACAATATGGCAGGCGGACATGTTCTCCAAGGCTTAGTTCGTAGACGTGCTGCAGAAAAGGCTCTGTTCCTTTCTCCTGCTCCAGTCAACAAGACATCTGGTCCTGCTGCTGCGGGTGCAGTGGTTGTTGCAGGTGCTGCCGCAGCGTCTGGATCTTCTCCGGAATACTTCTGGATGATTATGGGTCTCTTTGTTTTAGCAGCTGTAGTCATCGGTCTTCTGGTTTACGAATATTCAAATACTCCAACCCCACCGGTGAAATAATGTTTATCTTTTTAACAGAGCATGAATTGATGATTGGTGCCGCAGGTGTAGCGCTATTCATCATTGTCTTAGTTTTAATTGCAACACGAGAAAGAAATTAAAATGGATCTCACTCCTTTCTATATTACACTAGGTCTGATGCTGGCTTCAGGAGGCTTCGGCTTCTATGCAGGTCGCGTGGGCTTAGCCGGACTTGAGGCTGACTTGGCTACGGTCAAGGCAGATATCTCAACCATTAAGTCTCACGTAGTGCCTACTGTAGCCCCTGTATCTCAGGTTCCTCCGGTTCATGTGGTCTAAACTTAAATCTTTATTCGCACACTCTAAAACTATCTTAGTAGCCCGGGTATACGCCATAGGTGGGTCTGCAGTTGCTATTCACGATGTGGCTGCACCGTATGTATCAACTACAGACATCACTCCTATTTCCCAGAAGTTACCTTCTTGGGTATGGCCTTTGTTAGTAATAGGGACAGGGGTTACATTTGAGTGGCTACGGCGAGTTACTGTCCAACCTCTAGCTGATAATCAAACAGTCAGCAGCTTAACCACTAAAGCTGGATTACAAGCATAATGTTATCCTTCTTATTAGGACTTATCCCCGGGGCCTTCTCTACTATCAACGGCATTACCAATGCCATTGCTAATGAGAAGATTGCTGCGCTTACTGCTACTACACAACAAGCACAGATCGCTTCCCAGGAACGCGTAGCTACGCTACAAGCTCAACGAGATGCTTTAATCACAGAGACTAGTGTATCTAAGTTACCCATTTACATACAAACTCTAATCGCTGCGGGTCCAGCTTTTATCCTCTGTAAGATCTTCTTCTACGATGAGACTGGATTTGGAACAACAACCATACCTAACGATAGCTCTTTATGGAATGTTATTATGGTTGTGGTGGGTTTCTACTTCTTACACTCTGTAGCGAGTATGTTTAAATGAAAAGGACTCTCCTTGACTATACCCAAAGTATCTTAAGCTCTCTTAACTCAGACCAGGTAAACTCTATCGGAGATACCCCTGAGTCTCTTCAGGTTGCTGAAATACTTAGGACTACTTATTATAACATCCTAGGTAGAGCCGAGTTACCCGAGCATGAGAAGCTATTCCAGCTTACGTCTTCGGGAGATCCTACTAAGCCTACATTGATGTTCAGGCCTAACGAGGGCGTAGCCAAGTTAAACTATATCCAATACTTTAACACTAATGTGTTGGGGTCTCAGACTGGAGAGAACCAAACAGACCACGATTTGAACTTAGACTTAGCTGCTCAGTTAGGATTAGGATCTACATCGCCTCCTTCTTTCTCTGCTGTCCAGATCCTTCCCAGTGATCAATTCTTGGCTATGGTTAATAGCTTAGACACTACAGCGTCTAACGTAGGGACGTTTACTTTTAATGATCAATTATACCCTAACACTGAACTATTAGATTCATTCCAGATTAATTATAGGAATGATAAGCAACCTCAGTATTGCACCGTAATACAGAATTACTACTTCATATTTGATTCGTACGATAATACACAGGACTCCACATTACAGACCAGTAAGACTTTATGCTCTGGTTTCATCACTCCTTCGTGGCAGATGGTGGATAGTTTTATCCCTGACCTGGATGATTGGGCTGTCCCTCTATTATTGAACGAAGCTAAAGCAGCTGCCTTCTATGAGCTTAAACAGACCATACACCCACACGCAGAACGTGAGATTGACAGACAATGGGTAGCTCTACAGAAGACTAAAGCTGTCGTAAATAAACCAAGTTGGTTCGACCAACTACCTAACTTTGGGAGACGTAAATGGTGGCCCTAGGCTATTACAGAGAATCATTCCTTGACCCTAATAAGAATACCAAGATGCGGGGGAATGACCGTGCATTCGCTTTAGAATTGATTGATGATAAGGCTCCAATCAGTAGCACAGGATTAGTCGATAAAAGACTGTTTAGTGGAGAGAATAAAATCCATGCTTTAAGGGACGAAGGGTCCTTCAACCTTTGGTACTTCAAGTACGATAAGGGAGATCTACCTGGTGCTCTTAAGGATGTAAAGTTCACTAAATTTGATCAAGCTGAGAAGTTCTTAACAAAGTACTTCAATACCCGTAACATTCAGATTAGAGAAGTAATTGATTAAGCATGGCTAAGCCTTCTGGTCGTAGGACCAGCCAGTTTTCACTACCTCAAGGTCAGCCTCAGCCTTCTGTGCCCTCCTTAATGAATAGCTTCGTGGGAGGGCTTAAAACTGAGTTCACCGGCCTTAATTTCCCTGAGAACGCAGCTACGGATACACAGAACTGCACGTTCACGCGTGTTGGCAACGTTACCCGCCGTCAGGGCATCGACTACGAATTGAATTTTGTTACTGCTAATCTTGGTCCTAGAACCAACCTAGCAATAAGCACTTTCGTATGGACAAATGCCGGAGGGGATGGAAACTCTCAAATTCTAGTAGCGCAAGTAGGATCCTTGTTAGCTTTCTATAATATAAGTGGGACAACTACAAGCAACTCTTTATCATCTAATAGGGTTGCCACCACTGTATCTTTAACGCAATTTATGCCTACCGGGGGTGGTTCTCCCAGTACTACAGAATGTCAATTTGCAGCAGGTAATGGATATTTGTTTGTCTTTAATACAAACATAGACCCAATCTATTGCACGTATACACCGGGCCCTCCAAGTACTATTACTGCGAGTGTCATCTCTGTTTTAATCAGAGATTTTGTAGGTAACCAAGAACCTGGAGTACCGGTTGACTTACGCCCTATTGCAGATACGGGTACTCATTTATATAATCTAATGAACCAAGGATGGACGAGATCCTCTGCGTGGAACGCAACGTCCACATCTGCTTTTACTCTTAATCTAGGGTTACAAGTTTTTGTAGCTCAATCTGGTCTTTCAATTACTACAGGCACTGCAATAACTGCTACTGGGTATGGACAATTTGGGCAACGATATTCAAACGTAACTTTAGGAGGATCTGTTTCTGCATACGCAGGAACTAACATAACTATTAATGTAACCTCCATAAATCCGTCATCTTTCACTGGACAGACGCCAACAAATATTACCTGGAATATAGTTCCAAATGTTCCGGGTGGACAAATCGCCACTTTCGGTGCTGCAGCAAGTGCCTTCCCTTCTAATGCAGACGTATGGTGGACTTTCAAAGATTCTACAGGAGCTTTTAATCCTGCTGTAACTGTCTCTAATATTACCTTAAGTTCAGGTCCAGCACCTAAAGGTTTCTACATCTTCTCTACTTTTGATAGAAACAGAAACGCTGTATCTGGGTTAACTAATGCGGATAGAGCCTTTACTTTAAACCGAGCTTCCACGGGATCTTGGTTTCAAGGCAGGGTGTGGTACTCAGGTGTTAATGCTTCGTATGTAGACGGTAATGGTACGTTCACTACGTGGACAGAAGATATCTACTTCTCGCAGATCATTCAAACACCTAATCAATTTGGGATGTGTTACCAAGCTAACGATCCCACTAGCGAGACTTTGTTTGATCTCTTACCTACTGATGGCGGAGTAATAACCATCCAAGGATCAGGGGCCATCTATAAATTGTTCTCTGTCTCCAATGGTCTTCTTGTATTTGCTGCAAACGGTATTTGGTTTATTACAGGAAATGCTGGACTAGGTTTTACTGCCAACGATTATACGGTAACTAAAATTTCAGGAGAACATTGTATATCAGGTACATCTTTCGTAGATGTTGCAGGCTACCCTATGTTCTGGAACAATGAAGCTATATACGCAGTAGTGCCCGGGCAATCCTATACTTCAGGACAGAGATCATTAGAAGTAAAGAATCTTACTCTACCCTCCATTAAACAGTTTTACCAAAGCATTCCCTTAGCTAGTAAACTCTATGCAAGGGGAAGCTATAACCATATCACCGGGGTTGTTCAATGGTTATATAAAAGTACTCAAGAGACAGACATTACTTCGCGTTATACTTTTGACTCAGTATTGAATTTCTTAACGTATACAGAAGCTTTCTACAACTGGACTATATCGCCTACCGCTAATCTTCTGGGCGTGAACTATATTGAGTTCACAGGAGCTACTCCGGCCTTATACCCTACGCCTACGTTTAAATACTTTACATTTACAAATCTAAATACCTTTACATTCTCTGAAGAGAGGGACAACGTCAATTGGCAAGATTGGAACTCAACAGGTACATTAAGTGACTATACCAGTTATTTCGTAACTGCTTATAATCTTGCAGGTAAGGGCCAGAAGAAGTTTCAGCCGCAGTACATTTGGATGTACTCGGAAATCCCTACGACTGCATACACTTTTCAAGGTCTATGGGACTTTAACAACAGTCCTTTATCTAATAGAACATCCTCAGTTCAAGTCGTAACTACGTTTCAACCTTTGTATAACAAAACAATACGTAAACTTAGAGTAAGAGGCAATGGGTATGTCCTCCAGTTTAAAGTAGGCTCTCAGACAGGACAGCCGTTTAATATCTCTGGTTGGTCTGTTGTCAATACGTTAGGAATTTCTTAATGGATCCTATTACTGCTGCAATTGGTGTTGCTGGACTAGGTCTGAAGTTATTTGGGAGTGTCGGTACACTAGATACTACATACTCAGAAGCAGGTCTTTCAAGTCAAGAGACTGCTTTATCTCAGCAGAATACTCAACTGCAAATACAAGAGAATGCTCAGCGTCAACTAGCTATGCAGATATCTTCGCGTAGACAAGCGACACAAGATACCCGTAACGCACAAATGACAGCTGCTAGAAATCTAGCTGCTGGAGTAAGTCAGACAGGAGGAACATCTTCATCTGGGGTTACCGCAGGACAGCAAGGCGCTACATCTGGTGGGGCTTATAACCTACAAGGCATTAACCAGAACTTACAGATTGGAAATACACTGTTTGGGCTACAAGGTCAACAGAGTCAGAACCAAATCCAGATGGCTGGTCTACAAGGACAGATGAATACTCTGCAGGGGCAAGCATCAATCTTCGGAGGTATTGGATCACTAGGCGGTTCTTTAGCTAACTCTGCAGGACCCTTAGGAAACATTCTAGGGAACTTCTTCGGAAACAAGAATGATCCTTCTGCGTCTAACCCAATTAGCAACACAATGAATGCATCAGGAGGATCCGTTGGTGGCGCCTGATCCTATTCAAATGGCTGATCAATTCTACGGGAACCCTAGTACCCCGGAACCTATTACTATGCCCACGGATGGGCAAGGCAGTGTGCTACCGAATACAGCCGACAGCAGGGCTACTAGAGCTTCTGTGGGTGTATCCGCAATCATAGGCAAGACACAAGGGGAGATTAAAGATACTATCGAGAAGGGAAAGGAGAATGACCTTCGCCAAGAGTCAGCCTTTCGGCTAGATGCGTATAACCAGAATTTAAGAGTTCAAGGCATAGCGGATACTATCCGCCAGGGGAAAGAACTCCCCAACGAGATGCTTCAGCAGCCTAAGCCTACAGACCCATCTACAGTCTTCGAGAAGTCCTTTGCTAATGCTTTCGCAGCACCTTCCTTCGGAGATAATAACTCTGCCTGGATTAAGTACTCATCCTTAGGGCAAGCTAAGAAAGAGATACCGCAGGATGTAGACAACCTCCATTACTTCACTAAAGAGGTTATGGGGAAAGATCAGTATATTCGTCAGAAGCTAGAAGAAGTACACGATAAAGTAGAGAACCAGTCTTGGATTGGCTGGGGATGGGACCAACTTAAAGAAGCATTCCAGCCTTACAATGAATATAAACTCCGTGGCAATGTAGACGGTGTTTCTGCATTTGCTGGGGGATTATTAGGGAACAACCTCAAGGCCCAAGCAGATGCACTTCTAGCTGAACCTACCTTAGATGGTTTCAAACCTAAGCTAGACGCTGTCTTAAAGAGCCTGGAAGGTAACCCTACTCTACAAGCACACTTCATTCAGTACATCTCCCAAGAGGAAGGTCCCGCATGGGATAACTTCTGGACTGGGGCAATGTTGGCTGGTGGTGCTAGTTCAGCACTGAAGTATGGTAAAATTGCAGGAGAAGCTGCTGGTGTTGTTGCAGATGCCCGTATAGCCCTGAAGCAAGAGATTACGACCCAGGCTAAAGATCTCGCAACTACAGCTAAGGAAGTAGGACATCTCCCTGATGTAAATACTGAACCTGATGCGGAGGCTCGTTGGGAAGCTGAAGGTGGAGCTACTGGTAAACCTTCTGATGAAGTGCAAGCAGCTGCTCAAGGTGACTTAGGTGAAGCTGCGGTCAAAGGGGTAGCTAATGATCTTAAAGTAGAGACCGGCACTGTAAAGAATAACCCCACGAAGCGTGCTGTAGAGCCTATGGCTTCTGCCTTTAGGAAGCTACAGCAGCAAGACTCTGGGTTACATGCTCAAGAGTTAAAGAATCGTATTAATGAAATGCTTTATACGAAGTATGCCCGACAGATGGATCTGCTTCGTAACCAAAGACGTATTGATCGTATATCCGACATCTCTCAGAATGAAGACGCTGTTCGTGCAGCGAAAGAAGTTACTACAAGACTATACCCGGAACTATCTGATCATATCTTAGATACAAGAGGTTTCCTAAGAGATCTTACGTCTAATAACTGGTATGCGCAAATGGTCTTAGGTAGAAGCGATGCCACTCAATTCCAATCTGTAGCAGAAGCAAAAGCCTGGGCGGAATACGCTAACGTCTCCCTGAATAAACCAGGCTACGAGGGCTTGGCTATGACCAAGACTCCTAAGGGTTTGGCTAGATGGGTTCCTGCTTTTGGTAAACGTTTCCCTAAGACTGAGTGGGGGGGAGCGTATATCGAACAGCAAGGGGGTGGTTTCCATATTATTAAGGATGTACCTATTAATGAGACCCACCCAATTATCCGCCAGTTCTACGGATCGACTAAAGAATCTCAAGCACCCTGGGGACCTATACGCGCGTTTACCTCATGGTTATCCACACCAGAAGCATCTATGTCTGCAGACCAACGGGTTAATAGACAGATTGCTACTGAAGGACCTTCTGCATTCTACCAGTTAGCTAAAGACAGTGTGGAGAATATGAAGAAGCTGTCTAAGTCTCAGGCAGACGATCTTAATAGGATGTTGAAGGCTGGGCAAGAGAAGTTCAACGAAGAACTCCAGAAGCCTGGGTATTTCTTCAAGAGCATTGGAGAGTACGACGATGAGTTCCAAAGGAACATAGGACGTATTCCTACAGACGATGAAGTTGCTGCTTACTTTGAATTCAGAGGAAATCTAGAGTCAGATTATTGGTATCGTGAAGCTTCCATCATCCGTAACCAAGCCAGGTGGGGCGCACAGGAATGGCAGGCTCAGGTTAAGGCTGAGGATGGATCACTCAAGCAATCCCCTTGGATCAATGCTCGTCGAGTAACAGATAAGTTTCCTCGTGGACGAGATACTTCTATCGCTGTTATTGACAGTCAAGAGACTAACGGTAATGCTACTAAAGTATGGCAGGCCCACGACTTCTCTGACAAGCGTATTGGAGAGATTGAAGAAGATATGAAGACTGGCAAAGCCAAGCTTCTCCAGATTTGGGATACTGATCTTAACCAATTGAAAGGCTTTGGCAGTATTGATGAAAGCCATCGAGTTGAATATGTCTTAGCTTATAATGCAAAAGACCGCCCATTGTCCTGGGGCAAGCAACTGGGCAGGACAGAAGGCGGCCATTTAGAACGTGAGTATAACGGGTATCTCTCCCAGGCTAAGGTGAGTAAGTACTTCAAGAGCTTTGTGTATCGAGGGGATACTAACCTATTCGGTATTCACACTGCAGAAGAAGGACGTAAGTTAGCTAAGATCGCAGATCAGATCCGAGAGTTCAAGCTTAACAACGATGAAGCCGGGGCTCAAGCTCACTTTCAGAGAGAAGGCTTTCCATCTGGGTTCAAGGACCTTTGGGAAGCATTCGATCCTTCTAAGGATGTTAAAGGGGAGACTGTACCTCCGCGTCTGAATATGCGAGAGCCTATTCAGTATCGTCCTAAAGATAAGATGATAATGGACTTAGGTAAGTCTGCTCTAGAAGATCGTTATAAGGACTTAGGAGGTATTATAGATGGAACTCGTCACGGTAACCCCGCGAGATCTAACGCAATCCAGTATACAGGGGAACGAGATAGCTACGATTTCTGGGGTGCCAGAGACGTGGGTACCAAGTACAATCCCGTATTTAATCTAAATAAGGATGACTACATAGACGCGATCCCTATGATGAATAGGGGCTTAGGGCGTATTATTAATAGTCTGTTTATGGATGACTACAAAACATCTGCTGTTAATCACTGGTTGTTTGGTGCTTCTGTTCCTTCTTTCCAAGATGCCTCTAAGCTGGTAGGTGCTGCTGAATACTTAGAAGCGACCAGAGAAGAGATTGCACAAAGTCCATTCCACTTCTTCAACAACCCTAAGTTTAAAACAGGAACTCCATTAGCTGTTAAGTCTGCATTAGAAGCAGACATGATGAAGATCAAAGCATTCATCGGTATTCCTTCTAAGTTCGATACATTCTTGAATAGTATGGAGCAGAAGATGTCTGACTCCATCTACGGGAAGTTCGGACCTAAAGCTCTTCGGCTAGAACCTCTTTGGAAGATATCTACTTTATCTCATGCGCCTACGTTCTTACGTAGTATAATCTTCAACAGCAAGATGGGTTTCTTCTCCCCCAGACAATTCTTTATCCACGCCTTTACCTTCATCAACGGTGCGCTAATAGCGCCTAAGTACGCAGGGTCCGGTGCTTTTGGAGCAATGCTCCATGGCTGGAGTTCCTTAAGCAGGGATGCAAACATCCTCAGAGCTTTAGATGAGAAGGCATCCAAGTTCAGGTTTCCTGGACAATCTGGATGGAAGCCTGGAGAGTGGATTGAGGCTAATGAGGCTTTAATACGTTCTGGTTTTAACCACGTAGACCTTAATCAATTAGCCTTAAAAGATAATCCAATGGCTAATAACATCATCCAGAATAAGACACACCAGTTCCTAGACGCTGGTATGTCTCCTTTCCGTGCTGGTGTTAAGTCCTTGAAGACAGCCTCTTGGTATACAGCCTTTAAAGAATACAGAGACCTACACCCTACGGGTCCTCTTAAGGATAAAGACTATGATGCAATCCTCTTAAGGGCTAATGACTTATCTCATAACATGAGCAGAGCTTCTACGTCTGCGGTTCAGAAAGGACTAATGACCTTCGGGGCTATGTTCTCTTCCTATAACCTCAGATTAGCGGAGTTGTTAATTGGCAAGAGACTTACAGGACCCGAGAAGGCCAGGCTATTCTTCGGCTATGCGGGTATCTTTGGAGTACCTACTGCTGGCGGTATTGTTGGTCTCAGCACTGTACTTCGCAGTCAGGTAGATAAAGGCAATGTCCCTGGATTACAAGAATACGTACCCGGATACGACTTTGCCTCAACAGCAGTAATGGAAGGTTTACTTCCAGTTGTAGTTAATGAACTTACAGGGCACGTCTATGACTTTGGAGAGTCTTATGGAGCCAAGGACCTCGACCTCGTTGACTCAGCACTTAACGGAGACAGATCTATCTGGGAGGTCTTCGGCGGAGCCGCTTATTCATCACTCGCGAATACGTGGGCTAATAGCTCAGGCTTTCGGAATGCAATGGTCTCCATGCTCAGAGGCGATGGACAATACACCTTAACTGCCAATGACTTCGTAGATATGTTTAAAGAGATATCCACCTTCAACTACGCATGGCGTACATACATGGGGGTAGAGACAGGTAAGTGGATGTCTCGTAATGGTGCGTACCTATTACCTACTTCTCCGGAGAATGCAGTCTTCACAGGTATCACAGGTCTATCTGACCAATCGGTACCAGATATCTACCAGAAGACTCTTACAATCAGAGAACGTAGAGCTGGGGAAGCAGAGACGTTTAAACAGTACAATAAAGAGATGCAGAGATACTTCCAGGCCCTGAACGATAATAATCCTACCCAAGCTACACAGTATGGCAAGAGGGCTGCATGGCTTCTCAATGCTATCCCTGCGACTGAGAAAGCTAGGGCTATAGCTCAGGCAGCTAAGGATAACCAATCATTAGTAGACCGCATTAACTGGTCCTTCACTTACGATCGGAGTGTCCCAGACGCAGATAAACAACGTACCCAGAACATCTACAATAAGGTACAAGAAATGAAACAAAGGAATACTCAGTAATGGTCGACTTCGCATCTCCAGTTCAAGGGCAACCGAGTCAGCCATACTTCTGGGCCAGACCTACTTCTGAACCTAAGCCAGATACTTCAGGAGAGATCCGAGGTAAGGCTATTGGGCAGGCTCTAGATGCAGGGGGCTCAGCGATAAAGGAAGGGGCTCAAGGCATTACGGCTGCGTATGAGAAGGGCATTCAGAATACCGTCTATGCCGCAGTAGATCCTCTTCGTGATCAGTATATGGAACGTCTGCATTCTGCAGATCAATCTCTACAAGGACGTGATACCCCCGATCCCTTAGGGCGAGATGCTCCTAGAGATGTTAAGGGACTTCCTGATACCCTAGGTAAACTAGATAGTGCACGGGCTAATGGTAAACTGTCCCAGACAGACTATGATGCACGTCTAAACGCCTTGGCTAAAGAGGTGCGGGGTAAGTACCCTGGTTATCGTGAATATGTAGATGAAACATTCAAGCGGGTTACAGGCCGTGACTCAGCTAATCAGTACATCCGTTCTGTAATCCAGGACGTAGACTCCTTCACTGCTGCACGTAGAAGTGGACAAGATAAGTTAGCGAATAGAATACTGGAGTCCGGGTTCAAGTACAAGGAAGGGAATATGTGGTACCAGAAGGTACAACAAGACCCAGAGAAGTACGGCCCCCAGGCTCTGTCTTGGCTTAACTCCATGGAGGCCAAGGACCACTCCTTAGAGATGGCTACTAAGCTAATTGACTTCGAGAAGGCTTCTAATACTCTCAACAGAGAGAAGGAAACAGATATTCAGAATAAGGGGGTTACTGAGTCTGGGGCTCATTACTATTCTAGCAAGTTAGACACTATTGCTACACACTTAGACATTGATCCTAAGACTAACGACCGTATGCAGGACATCATGAATAAGATGCGTCGGGGTGAATTTGCCCGAGACGTAACCCCGCAGGAGTCCGTGCAGTTAAGAACCTTCATGGAACAGCAGCGTGGTGCGTTATCCGCGGAACGAGCTGCTGACCTGTCTCATGCCTTCCCTAATATGAAGACAGAGGAGATTCAGAAGACTGTAGCTGATGAGCTCAAGTTATTCTACGATCCTTATATGGATGCTTTAGGTAAGGGAGACTTTTCTTTAGCAGAGCAACAGAAGAATTTAATCAAGGCTAAATCTATTGAAGCGGCTACTCCCTACTTTGACAAAGATAAGTACGCGCATACGCATGCTGTTCTTACTGGGCTAGCTGAGGTTAAAGACCCTTTAGGTCCTCAAATAGCGATACAAGCAGGTCAGCAAGCTTCTGCTGAACAAGCTGGGGAATTGATGAATAATGCTGCTGCTGCAGCAACATCTCCTTCTAAAGGCGGTAAGTCTTTCGGGCAGATAGCTCAGGAGATGCAAGTTAAGAACAACAAGGACGGGAAGAACTGGAAGTCACTGGTTGAGCTATACTCCACCATCGCCACTAAGGGACCTCAAGCAATCTCTGATGAGAGTGCAGATGCCCTAATCAATTCAGCCTTCGGGCCTCAGAGTGCAGACGTCCTAAAGTACTTCGCCAAGACTGGTACAGGCACCGGGGGTAAGGGGCTAGGTCAGCAGTACGTCTATGACACTTTCACTTCCGAAGGTATGGCAGACCGTGTTGCCAAGAGAGCTAAAGAGAACCCTGAATTATATGAACACTACCGTAACTGGGTGGGATCTAACATCAGATATCTATTAGCCGATCACTCTACGCTTACAGATGTACCTCCTGAGGATACAGGGCGTGTCAGTACTGTTCAACAAGCGTTAAGGAAGCAGGGAGACGTCACTCCATTCGGTAAATTGAGGGCTGCTTACAACCCTGATACTTCCACATTTAGCTTCCTATCAGACCGTGGAATGGTCAATAGACCTGACCTTAGAGCACTCTCTAGCAACTTAAAGAGAGCCGCTGATGTAGCTCAGAAGGATCCTAATCACGACGAAGATCCTACTGTCGCAGTGTACCAAATCCTCAGAAGTATGAACGCTCCAGAGGGAAGCTTAGTAGATCAGATGATTAAAGCAATGGTTGCAACACATCAATGATTGGTTCCTCAGACGGTAAGCAGTATGAGACTGGCCTAGGGTTGGCCATTGGAAGGCCCGTAGAAGACCCAGAGAAGGCCGCGGGTGCGTCTAAATCAGCAATGGCTACTCCACCTAAGCCTGCTAATGACAATAAACCTGGAACGAATAGAGACGGTTTAATATTTGATCAACTTATGAAAGAGTTTGAGAATTTAAAAAGTGGAGGGGGTCAAGTAGTTCCTTTTCCTAAACCAGAATCTGAATCTATAGACAGAGATCACCACGTTCCTCTAGTTGCCTCTGCTTTAACAGATGACAAGGGGCAGATGTACGGGATGGCCATTGACCATCGTATATCGCCTAACCCAGAGTATGAGAAACACCTCTGGAACCATGAAGCCTATGAGAATGATTATATGAACGATCTCGTGAAGAACGGGATGAGTTCTCAAGACGCATATCATAAGGCTCATGACTGGTCTACTGCACGAGAGTCTGCTGCAGTGACTGCAGAGTTCGGAGAGAAGGGTCTAGAAGACTATAAACAACACTGGAGAGATGCTGCAAGTATTGCCAGTGAGCCTACCGATAGACCTAGACATCCAGATGCCCATACTACTAAGCATGGCTTAGATGAATCTGAAACCGGGAAACAATTCCCTCCTATACGAGAAGCCCTATTCCGTGGCTTGAGAGGTGCTGGTATCAATGCTACCGACGCCACCTTTCAACCGTTAAATCCCATGCAACCTGGCTATACTAACCCAGGCGCACACGCTTCTGCAGAGAGACCTTGGTTTCGAGGTGCAGAGGGTAAATGGAGACAAGAGATATCTGATGAAGGTTCTAAGCTAAAGACTGGAAAATTAGACACAGTATTAGGCAAGAGTGCAAGTGATGATCAATTCGCTGTTCCAGAGAACAAGAGTGTAAAGCTTGAAGATATCTTTCATCATCCTGAACTATATAAGTCTTACCCTGGATTAAGAGATGTTAAGATTGAACCTGTTGAAGATGCAGATTTAAAAAAAGGAATAAAAGGTTTGACAGATAAAGTCGGGCAGACAATAGCGCTGTCCCCCATGACAGCGGAATCCATGCACTCTACGCTACTTCATGAAATACAACATTTGATTCAAGATAGAGAAGGTTTTACCGGTGGATCTTCTCCAGAAAGAATGCACCCGTATATGGTAGAGGCGCTTATAAGAGCTAATCGTGAAAATCCTAACGCTAGTTTAATTCCCACTAAACAAGAATTCCTGGAGGCGCGACACACCGCATACCAGAATGTAGCCGGAGAGGTTGAAGCCAGGAACGTACAGTTCAGGCATAAACATCCTTATGCAGCCAAGATATTCGAACCAGAACTAACTGAGGACGTGCCTAGGAGTAAGCAGTTAAACTCGCCTAGATAAGATTAAAAAGCATTTAGACAATAAAAAAGGCCCCAGAGGCCCGAGTACAACTCGGAATCCTCTAGGGGCCTTAAGTTTGCCCTATTCCCTACCTCACCTGGGAGGCATTAGGGGGCAGGGTTATTAGTGGAGCTTGGACTTCTTGAACTTCTCCAGGATCTTGAGGAAGTTCGCAGGCTCAACCTCGGCCCAGCACTCATTCCGGAATTCGTTCAGTTCCAGATGCAGAGCCTTGTAAGCCTCATCGTAGCCCTTGCGGTCTTCCTTGACCTTGGTCCAACGGATGCCATAGTAGGGGATCTCCCAGGTATCCCAGGTATCCTCATCTTCCGGATCGTAACCCTTGGTAAACGTATACTCGCCGGACTTGATCCACTCCACCAACTCTTTCGGAGTCTTGGGAGCCTTCTTGACCGAGATGCCGAACTTCTCACGAAGCTCCGCATCCTTCTTACAATAGATGGCGTCCAGCTGAACAAGGAAGTGCTCCCGACGGACGTCCTCGGTGGTCTTCTCCTTCACAGTCATGTTCTGTTCGACGTACATGTTGTCGTTTCCTTTTCTTGGTGCATTCGCTTTAGCGGTGCACGGCATGGGCGACTGCTTGATGCGATCGTCTAACACAATACATTTAGCAAGACAACTTTGAGCGAATCCTAAATTGGCCATCTTATATTCCTTCTTCAGTCTTTTCTTCTTGTTCTTATCCGCACCGACGTAACCCGGGATCAGATCACACCACTCCTCGAACCGATCCCAGCAATCCTGTTCATACGCGTTCATCCGTTACTCCGTAACTTCGATGCCCCCTTCTTCCTCGATGGTGACGAACTGACGTTCGACCTCCACCGGAATATCCGGGATGATCTCAGTAGCTGAAGGCGCCCTCTTCAACGAAGCAGGGATTTCCAGTTCAGCATCTGTAATCTTTGTATCCATTTAACGCTCCTTAAGTTGGTTAAGTTCTTCTCTTGCCTCACGTCTGGCTGTCCTACGTAACTGCCATATCCAGTTACCGATGGCATCAGAGTCCAGACAGTAAGGACGAAGAGATTGTGGTTGAGTCTTGGAGGTACGCATCAAGTAATGAGCATTCCCGATCTGGTAGGTGATCTGCTTCTTCGCCACACAGAACTCGCAGTCACAATCATAGTTGATGCCGCGGCTTGTGTGGTAGGCGATCATACGCTTAAGAAGCGTCGGTATCAGAAGCTTCCTCACTCTTGCTTCCACCGTCGTCCTTAGATTGGGCAATATTGTAGACGTCTCCATAATCTTCCTCCTTGAGAGCCTTCTCAACTGCCCGTTCAATCTTACCCGCCTTCTCGCGGAGGACCTTGAGAGCTTCGAATGCCTTCTTAGAGAAAGCAGAGGAAACCGGCTTCCCGTCCTTATCCACTTGTACTTGGTCAGGACGTTCCGCCTTCTTAATCTCGCCTCGGAGCTTGAGCCACTTCTTATAACAAGAAGCTAAAGCAGTGACCTTCTTGTTCAAGTCCTCCTTGACCAAGAGATCACTCAGACCTGCCTCGACATCCTCTGAACCAGCAGAGAGATCAAGGAGTTGCTCCATCACCTTCTTGGAAACCTCAGTCATTGTCGTCCTCCTCCAGTTTCAATGTAACAAAACATTCACCTAAGAAGGTGAATATGAAACAGATTAAGAACGTTTAGGTTGTCTACGCCTATTTGCTGACCTACTAGTAATCCTAGTCGGCACATGTGCCAGTGAGCCTCTTCTGTGGCTACCGGTATGGTCAATCTCTTTTCCGTCACCCTTACGTACTTTCCCAGCACGTATAGCTTTATTTCTCGCCGCGTTACGCTGAGCACGCCTAAGCTTTTGTTCTGGCTTTTTATGGTACTCATCGTACTCCTTTCGGTAATCTCTAGCTGCTCTCACCATTTAGTATTCGATACCTAGCCCGGCTATCTTTTCCTTTCTTCTTTATGGTTACCTGGATGATCTTAGGAAGATCTACGAAGATTTCATCAGTGTCACCGATGACCTTCATTGCGTTCCAATGGACAAACAATGCATCTTCCACAGTCTCTGGTGTAACGAATGTGGGATACTCTTCCTTAACCTTCGAGACCTTTCGGATCGGTTTCATCTGGGTCGCGCTCCCTTGGAGGTGTGCTGCGGCGTCGTTTACCTGTCGGTTCTTTCTTTTCATATATCAACTTCAATCTGATGCGCTCTGCGCGGGAATTGGGATGTTTAACCATTTAGACACCTAGAATAGATCCTACTGCAAGCAGGAATAAGAACATAACAATCATTCCTGCAAAGAAATAGGCTACATGCGATATATTAAAGTCCATCTAACCACTCCTTCGGTATTGTCCCCACCGAATATTTGAATCCGTTTCTAATTGCCCAAGCTATATCTTTTTTCTTGAGGGCATAGAAAACTATTCGTATATCCAGATGGGGATTTAATTTCTTAACTGCGACCATCTTCCTTTTGGCTTCAGGTCTGAAATACCCTTTGGTCTCTACGTATAGAACACCAGTAGGGGTCTGTATGCAGAAGTCAGGGATGTAATGCCCTGATAAGAGGTAGGGTATCTTCTTGGCTTCGTAGCTGAATACAACTCTAGCTCTCTTGAGTTGTTTCTCGATCTTCGCCTCAAACTTATTTCGGGTCTTCTTTAACTTCATAATTCCTATTATCGTGTACTGCAATATTCAAACTGGTAATCTGTACTGTCTCCTGCCACTCAGCAAATAATTCTTTCACATCGTCAATGAACTTAATGATTAACAGTTCATTGTTGGTACGCATTGAACCAGTAAAGTTAATGGACAGGGTGTCTGTGGAGTTCTGGGACATCGGGTACCCTTTTCACTTCTGTGAGGTAGACTGGGCCACCAGCGTAGATGAATGTTCGTAGGCCAGGGAAGCAACAGTGTTTGAAGTCGCTGTAACTAGCTTTGATATCGAGCTTAACGTTTCCAGACTCTCCGACAGGTTGTGTTCCACATCTACAACGTGGAGGTTCAGGGAGGTTAACGATTTCTTTAGACTGTTTAACTCTTTCTCTAATGTGGTCTTCTCTGACTTTGTGTTCATATAAGCACATATGTCCTAATGTTTTATCAATGGCGAATAGGTACCCCCTGTCCTTTACTGTGACCAGAGGGTCATTAAATGATCCCACCAAGTATCCATCCATCTGATCCAGATACCCAAAAGGATCATCATGAGCAAGAGATTTGTTCTTGAACTTCTCAAAAGAACGACTGCTACAAGACTTGAAATCCACAACACAGCCATCCACCACAGCGTCTCTATGGCCGACCACACCGTCCACGCAGAGTTCATCCTGTTCTCCTGTGACTGTGTGTCCTGCTGCTTTACATAACGCTATTCCGAACGCTTCCAAGATATGCCCAAACGCGAATTTAGCGTGGACCCACGGAGGTAAATGCTCCGCAAGTTCTGGCTTGTTAATTGAGTACCAGAGAGCGCGAGGACATTTAGGACCCATTCCTGACAATCGGAGTGTAGGTCTTCGTCCCGCGGGTCCCTCACCCAGTTGATGTAATAAGCGGCTAGTGATATTCGTGGATAAAACATCAACAGTCTCTCCACAGAAGGTTCCATCCCGTACCTCCAAAACCTTGTAAACGTCGCGAATGAGTGTGTCGATGGTAGGCAAATTACTTCATGACCTGTGTTACGATGGTGGAAATTATATGCTGCAAAGCAGCAAGAGGGGGAGACAAGAAGTACAATATACATGCAGCCTGGAAGTACCACAAGGCATCTTTCCAAGGACTGGGCTTCTTCTCATCTTTCTTAGGGTCCTTATCTTTTTCCTTTGCTTTCTGAGCCCTCCTCTGAACTCGATCCATAAACTCCATCACTTTAATTGGATCAACGCCAGGAGGACAAGGTATCTGCTGCGGAGGCCACCCGTAGGGTGGCGGATTATACGGAGTCTGCCACCAATTCATGGTTTCTCTCCATTGTTATCTGGTAGCGTGACGAGGGGTCCCATCCCCGGGGTTCCATTAAGGAGGTCTGATGGGGCGAATGATGCGTTGTTTCCTGCACATGGTTGTTCACCTCTTGTGTGGGTTACGCGCTTCGTCCCTGATAATCCATTCTCTTGAACATCTTCAACGAGACGGACCAGAGTTAACGTATTGTATCTTCGAGGATCCGTGCCGACCACGTATGCTCCTTGTCCCTTCAAGGATTAGCATCGGACTTATAGGCCGCCTGTGTAGGCTTCTTTATCACTCGGGATGTCAGTGGCTGACAGAGTCAACTTAACACCTCTTCTTTCTCTAGACGATAGATCTAGGCGTAGTGCGAATGGACGCACAATGCCAGCTTTTCACACTGGCCAGTCAACCCACGTTCCTACTAGTAATGCCAAGCCCGCTACCCAAAGGATAGCGCCTCGCACTTGACTACCTTCTATGCACCGCCGGTCTCCGTCTCACGGAGTAGGGAGTCGAACCCACTGTGCACCCGTACTTTCGGAACTTACGTGCCCACAAGGGTCACTCAGGGGACCCGTACGCCGGTTGTTTAGTGGGACACTACTTAGGTTATACGTTGTCCTCGTCATCGAGGTATTAGCCCCAGACATGGACAGTATCGTGGCACCAGGCCCTTAATCTATACCGTCTGTAAGGCTCGTCGTATGAGATACACCCACCCACTTAAGGGTTACCGGAGTCGAACCGGACGTCATACGGGCTGTTTGCTATTTCCTCATCGAATTGCGCATCGTCAATGAGGCGGACAAATCTTCCATCTCTGCTCTACCTGGATCGCTGTTTGGACCAGCAATAGCTGATACGCCGTAAGTACCACTTAAGGAGACGGCCACCCTCAGCTGGGACTTTCCATTGTAGAAGCCGGTTGCGTCGCCAAGATTTCCGATAGTCCCTTCTATCCCGCTTTGGTTGTGCACCTTACTTTCTCCGCACAAGCAGGCCAGTGCAGTCAGCTTTCCCTCACGCCTGGTAGACAGCCAGGCAGGTACTCGGCCGGATTAGAGAGCCCCCTTGCCATCGACGACAGAAGGCTGTTCCTTGAGGAACTCCAAACGCTTCTCCAAGATTGCGATCTCCGAGTTTCTCTCGGCCTCACGCAGGAGAGCGGACTTCCTCTTCTTTCTCTTGACTGTGATCTGAGACACATTGGTCTCAGTATTAACGAAATGTTCGTCGAGCCAATCAACGATCTCCTGTTTGGCATTCAAGGCAGGACTGGACTTACCATTGTCCATGGTGATGACGAAGAAAGTCTCGTCAGCACCTGCTACCAGTGTGTTTGAGAACCTATTCTTCCTGCCCATAATAAACTCTCCTGTATGGGACTTCTGCTTTTTCATCATGCTGACAGTCCCTCTTGGTTAAAGTAAGGTGGCCCTTTACCCAAATCAAACGTTCGGAGGCCGTTTCAGCTTTCCTACACTGAGCAAAGGGCCTAATTAAATTAAGCGTAAGTAACAGGCAAAGGCTTCTCACCCCAATCAGGCAAAGGAAGACCTGGTTGAGAAGCAGTATAAGCCGGAGCTAAATTTAATACCTTCATCGAGGTCCACTTAATGGCATGGCCTCTCCGTGCACTACCTTTGATGGGATGATCATAAAAATCAACCCCGATCTCAACATCGGAACCATCTCCGATAAAGCCATTTACATCCGAGAAATAGTCTTTATCGTCTTTATCAGTGATGACGATCCTGTTGATAATCTTTCTTCCACGATACTCACGAGACTCTGGGCAGGATATGTTGGTGTATTCTCCATCTTCATCTTTCTTCCATTCATTCTTGATTGGAAGAGCTTTCATTGGTTCTAAACTAGCTGCATCGGGGTAGAAACGAGTGGAGTATTTCCCCCACTCGTTCGTCTGATCAGGTCGACACCATTTGACCTTCCCCTTAAAAGTCATCTTCTCACTCGGCATAAATTAATCAATCTCCTTCACGTCATCCACATTAAATTCAATATCGGCATTGGTCTCTGCCCAGGTGGAAATATCACCATGGATTAGGTTCATTGCGAGGTCTTCCGCATCCACCTCCGAGGGTGCATCAACCACCACAGAACCACTCAACTCAACTTCATACTTAGCCATAATAGTAACCTCCTAGAATTACCATGGGTGGAATACGTTCGATCATGAATAGATCAGGTTCATCAATCTTCGTATAGAAAGCATTCCCGTAAATGTACAGGTCCTCACTCAACTGGTCTGCAATCCTCATTTATTCTTCCTTCTGCTAATGTGGAACCCCTCGCAATAAGGGCATTCCGTGATGATATATACTTTACCGGTCTTCAACCACAGATCGTTCGCAAGCATGTTTGCCGATGCATATGTAGGGTGACGGTCTCTAAAACAAACCCTAATGCGTCTGATACCAGTTCTCACCAATTGTATGACGTTGATGGTCTTCATCATAGTAACTCCCTGCCATAGGACAGTTTAGTTTAAGCTCTTCTCCCGCCCATTTGATTGATTGGGAGACTATCTCACAAACCTCTAAAGCAATCTCTTTATTGGGAGACTCACCCTGGTATTCATCATGAACTATATCGACTAAGAAACTGTCTAAGGCCGAGAGTTGTGGGCGGAAATGCGTAGCTGCGAGTTTGATAATGACCGCTTCGCCACACTGGAGGTACCCGGAGGGAGCGAGGTGTTTTCGCTCGTCCACGGTATCTCCTGGAATTGGAACTCTGCGTCCGTCGAGACCGATAAAATATCCTTGCTTAGCGTCACTTGGAGCGACTTTTCGCTTAATGTAATCAATCCCAGGATATTCCCTAAGCAAGATAGCGAGAGCCTCTGCCGCTTGCCTTTCAGAGGCATCCAGAATTGAAGCAAATTTACCAATTCCTGCGCCAAGGAATGTAGAGAAGAGGAATTGCTTAGCAGCTTGTCTGGACTTACAGACGGGGCCAAGGAGGATCTTATTAAAGGAATGTGTGTCGGTCTTATCTGATTTTCGTCCATTGACAATTCTTTCAATTAAATTCTTGTCGTTGATGTAATGTGCAGCAACACGGAATTGTATGCTGTCTGCGTCTACTCCCCAGAGGATACGACCCTCGCCATGTGTCCATAGAGACCGTAATTCCTTACCTAGATACTTCACAGCCCCCGTAGAGTTTACAAACTCATTAGGGATGTTTGCGAGGTTAGGCTTCTGATGAGCCATCCTGTGGGTCCAAGCGCCGATACCTTGGAATTCACCATGGACTCTACCGTCTGGGGAAAGGAGAGAAAGCCATTCGGTAAGAGTTCGACGCCTGGACTCACGAAGGATCCTCTTATGAAGGAGGAGGGCAGGAGGAGGAGCAGAGGAGGGTAAAGTAGCTAAGTTATTCTCGTTGACCTTAAATCCGTACTTACTCAATGTACCTAGTTTAACAGAAAGTTTCTCTATGTCAAGTTCTTTCTCCGGACTTCTAGATCGTTTACACTGGGCCAGTTCTCGGAGGACTTTGATGTGCGTGTCTGTTTTCTCTGTGGGAGCCCAGCCTGCGCTACAGAGGACATCAACAACTTGCTTATGAGACGCAGCATTAAACGGTTCGTAAACGATGCGGGTAAAAGGACCGCCGTTGTATTCCGATAGATCACCATGTGACACGAACCGGAAATCACTTCGATTAAGAGTACCGTATTTGGTAAGTCTTGGATGTACCTCTCGTAGTGGTTTGGCCTTGGGGAGAAATACTTCCTTAATTTCTGCATCCAATGCATCCAACTCTCCCTTTACTTCAAGCAGAAGCTTATTAGCAGCAGAAGAATTAAAAGCAAAACCCCGTTCATGTACCCCATTAAGAATGAGTTGAAATTGCTGTTCGAGATTAATACTTGGACGCCAAGCCACATCGTTGATAACGCTAGCGAAGCTATTATATACCAAGTGGGTGAGGTCGACGTCTCGGACACAGTACACCTCCATCTCTTTCGAGTAGGCGGAGAAGTCACTGAAGTATATCTTTTCAACTCCTAACTCTGTACCGAACTGAGCTAGAGAGTGGCCCCATTCCCGATTGTAATTAACTAATCTAGATACAATCAGTGTGTCAATAACATTGTCACATGTTGGGCTAAGTAGGCTAATGGAAAGAAGATGCTCGATGCAAGGATGATCGAACTCAAGAAAATTGTGGCCGATCCAAAGTTCAACGTCCTTTGTAAACTCTTTAAATCTGTCTGCTTCATGTTTATTCTTTGTTACCTCTCTAAATATATGATGTTCATTAGTGTCAATATCTTTACAGACTATGACCCAGATATGCTCCGGGTCATATAGTTTGTCAGTCTCAATGTCCACTACGCATTTCAAGTCGATTAATCTCTAATAAATGTTCATTAACTAACTTCCAATCCTTAAATGCTCGATCCGCTTCTTCTCTGCGGTAGTCTGCCCACCACTTTAAATTGGCGGCTCTTTTCTTTCTTTGCAATCTACGCTTTAATGTTTTATACGACAATGAATATCTCCTGGGTAGCCGATACTTATATTTCTTTACATCTCTAGACAACGGGCCGATGCAAAGCAAGCGGCTCTTCAAAACTCCCTGTCTCCCGCGCGACCAGCGAGACAGATCATTGCTTTACGGGCACATGCGTCCCGCCAGGAGATAATCATTCATTCCTCAAAATTATCAATTATTGCAGGGTATCGTCTGACGACGGGGACGGGGGTGGTTTGATAATCAACATATCGGGCAATAAGATTATTCGGATGCTTCCAACCAATATTTGTTCCATCATCGACATGCCCACAGTCTGATCGTCTGAATGAACAACCATCTCGAAGCCCCCACTTGCTCGCCAAACTAGCGATATGGTACATTTGAGGAGCAGTTCGGCCCCACCCTGTTTGGTCGAAGTCACAGGCACCTCCATGGTAGTGATTAGAGTTTCGTACGTGTGTACCAACGGGTGCCCAACACCCTATGTGTTTGGGCGTATACCCTATTTTCACTAAGTCGTCAACAAATCCTTGGAAGTTGGGTACTAATTTTCTTTGAACGGTGATTGCAATGCCAGCGGCTGTGGGGACAGTAACCAAGTCTCCCGAGCCTGAGGGAAGTACTGGAACGGTTGTGTGTCCAGATCGTGTGCGTCCCCTATGCACTCGATGACTGCTTCGCTCTCCGTGGTGCTCAACGGTTGCCTGCTTTGCAGGAGCCCTAACCCAGTCAGCCCAGCTATTAGGGCTACTATGTACATCAGTGCTGTATCTTGTGTGTGCATCTGTCCCCCCGATTGTTGCAAGAAGAAGTATGCTTACCCATATTCCCCGGAGCATAGCCAACCTCCTTTATTTGGATGCAGCTAACCATTTGTCGGCCTTCTTCTGCTCTTCTTCAGTAAGTTTAACTAAGCGAGACATACTTCCAATGGAGGGAACATCTGGGTCCCACTCGTGACCGTCTTCACGATTGAACTGCCAACCCATCCCTGCGGTAATGAGTTCATCATCCACGGCAGTAACCTTCATGAGTTGTCTGCCGCAGAACTCTCTACAGACTACGTCCCCAACCTTAACATCTTTAAACATGACTAACTCCTATTTTGTACCCAGCTTCGTTGATGTTACGAATTACGGCGATAGTCATACAGCTTAGTAGAATTTCGTTGTCGCAGAACCCTCTCAGCCCATCCCGGACTAAATCCATGACTTTATCGTTTAATTCTTGAGCGAGAATACTCATTGTCTGGCGGCTCTCAAATACTCTTGGTAAGCGCCTTCTTCAACCTTAATAGCCGGGTCAAAGATACCCTCTTTATTGTGTTCCTTAAACCATTTAACAGAATTTCTCAGTAGAGACAAAGTGTTAAAGGTATTAAAATCAATCACAGTTCCCATGGTATTCTCCAAGTAGATCTAAAAAGTCCTTCTGATGACAGAACATAGTTGGATCGTGCCATACGATGCTGTCATCTCCAGTATCAATCAAACAGACATACCCTTTCGGACTACGAGCTAATATCTCTAGGGCTAATATTCCTTTGGTTACTTTGTCCATACACAGGAATCTAGTTCCTACGGATAAAGGAGTTACCCAATCCTTAGTCCGATGAGGAGGACCAGGCCCTAAGTCGTTATTAACTGCTAATCTCGGTTCACTCATTTCCAAACCCTCCGTGTACCGCGCATATAAAATAACCAATTTGAAAACCTCCAGCCTAATCCCTCTTGATTCCAACGAACTAAATGATTAGGACATAAACATGAAGTTTCTCTCCATGCACGTTCCATCTCCATCTTCAGCCAATGATTGGATAAGAGGTTCATTCGAGCCTCCAATCAATAGGTTTCATGCCTTGCTTAACGAGCATGACATTGATAGTGGAGAACATCCGTGACCCTAGAAACGGCCTATTACCTTTGAGTGCTGCCAAGGGTGAAGGATGAGAGAGGGAGAGGACTCGGGATGGTTCAATGCCATCACTAAAAGTACGAGCAAAGCTACCAAGGCTAACCACAACAGCTCCTTGTGCATCGACCTTCTCCAGTATCTCCTGGGTTAAGAAGTACCATTCCCACCAATCCCTATGGGAAGCAGGTAGTCCCTCTTGGCATGTAGGTATTACATTCCAGAGAAGAACTCCCTGCTTACACCACGGTAGAAGGCTCCCGGAGGAGGGGAACGGAAGCCCTAAGTCGTTGGAGTATTCTTTAAAGATGTTAAGTAATGTCGGTGGCATCTTTGTTTCCCCAACCGGGATGCTAAATGCAATCCCAGTCGCCAATAGATGCGTGGGATACGGGTCCTGCCCCAGGATAACAACTTTAACACTCTCAGGAGATATAGCATCAAGCGCAGCAAATAGATTTCCGCGGTCAGGATTATCCACAATACCTTGTTCCAAGCGGTCACGGAGTCTCTCCTCTAATACTTGCCACTCTCCCGTATCAAAGAACTTGAGTTTCCACTCGGAGAGACACATCACTTATCCTCAATGATATAACCCAAGGTTATAAAGTCTTGTTTGAGTTCCCGGGCAGTCTCGTTACTCCGCATGATGAAGGAGTCACCTGCGGAGTTCTTATAGACGTCTTGGTACTCCGTGAACTTGAGCTTAGCCAAAGGAGTCTTGGCGATGATTAAGGTGCGGTGCTTATTAGACATGAACACTACATCAACCATTTGCAACCCCTTTCCATTCTGCATTGTCATTGGCTAGTTCGGTAAACTTACGACGATGAGAGTCAAAAGTAATAGATCCAGCAAAACCAGACCTACCAGTGAAGCGACAAGGTTTGCTAATTGTCTGGGTAATAGTGGACTGTATAAGTGGATCAGGGTTGAGAACATCACGGGCAAGATCAATACGGATATCAGCCAACTTTCCAGGAGCCCGGCTGCCACGTGTCTGTCCAAAGTCATTGACATGGCTCACTACTATGAGGGCAAAGCCCAGCTCTTTGACCATCATCTCGAGCCGGGACATGAGGTAGTCTAGTGCTCGTCGTTCGTCTTCCCCGGCCAGGCCCGTAACAGCCATGGTGATATGATCCAACAGGATATACCGGCAAAGACAGGCAGACACCAGAAACCTAATAGTGTCCAAGAGAGAGTCAGGATCAACTGACCCAAAGTGAGAGTACAGAAAAAGACGCTCATCTCTTTTGAGTAGGCTTCGGAGGGTATCAACTTGCTCACCCACCGGAAGGGCTTGGTCTGGAAGATGAACGGGTGCTCCTTTTTCAATACCGACAAGGCTTCGGAGGTGCCACTCTTTAGGTTCTTCAATGTAGATCGCGCCGACATTGTCATCTGTCTCCTTCAAGAGTTTGTACTCAACAGCCTTCATCCACTCCGTCTTACCTACACCTTCAGGAGCGGTGACAAGGACTGTTTCGTATTGCCTTATTCCTCCGGTCATCTCAGTCAAGGTGGGCCATGGATAAGGGACCCCCTTACTCGTGTCCTTGGACAGAGCATCTTCGAACTCCGTAAACGTGGAGATGATATTGTCCGGTACGTAACGCTTGGCGTTAGCCCAGACGTTCTGGAGTTCGTTTACTTCTCCGTGCTGGAGATGTTCGTTCGCGTCCTTTCTTGCGAGTCGAACCACGTAGACTTTATTGAAGTCGAACAGTCTCGCGACACTTGCAAGAGCTTCCCGGCCTGGTCCATCATTGTCGAAGCATAGGTAGACCCGATCGAACCCAGATAGCCAATCGAAGCTAGCCACACAGTCACGACGAGCAGTAGCGCTAGATTGAACACTACAAGCTGGAACCTTAAGAACTTGCCAAAGGGTGTGAGCATCCTCTTCTCCTTCTGTTACGACACAGTATTTATTGGACCCAGAGGCGAAGATATCTGTGCCGTACAACCCCGGGGTAGGTGAACCAAACCAATAGAAGTTCTTTTGTTCTAAATCTCTAACTTTAACCGACCCGTTTGGATACTTATACCCAACGGAGATAGGTTTTCCTTCTCTATTAATTTTAGTCTGGCAGCCATAATGTCTAAAACACTCTGACGTAATGCCTCGTCGTCCGTAAAATTCATAAGTGAACTCTGGTTCATCATCTACCACTTGGGCTCCTTGTTCTTGTTATTAATTATAATAGGTTCTATATTATACCCTCTTTTAGATCTTTTGCAAGCAAAACAATAGCCATGTCCATCTGCATATACACAATATGCATCGGAACTGGTGCACATTGGACAAGGAACATGGCGTTCAAGCATCTTACTCATCGGGGCTCCGTATACCTACCGCTATCCTACCTTCCGGTTAACCAAGCGGTTAAGAACTATATACTAAGTATATATGGCCCGTTCGGCCATTATACACACTTTTTCTAATTTGTCAAGTCTAATCTCCAAACCACCGAGAAGTGACCGCATAGTCGATATATGAGAACCAAGATACAAGCTTACCTTCCTTGTATCTCGCCTGTATTCGTACCTGACCTACGAGCTTCCGCCAGGTCCTTTCGAGTAAAGAACCTGGCTCAGCTACAAAGAGACCGGGATGACGCATTAGTCCCACCATTCTGTAGGCTGGGGTTCAAGACGCGAAAAGTATAGATCGCCTACTCTTTCAAACCATCCTTGGAAAGGAGGTTGTTCCGAACCAGATAAATCAGAAGCCCAATGTGCTAGGAATTCCTTCTTCTTTTCGTTTCTTACAAGATGCCAAGAAGCATCTTTAGGTGCAGTGGCTATAGGTTTCCAACCCATCATTCATACTCCACGAATCTTTCTCCAACTGTCTCACGTCTCATACTCCTTCTGGGTGAAGGCGTAGTATTCCTTTAACCAGGGTTCATTAGGAGATGTGAACATCTTGACTGGAGTAAACTGCCTGGCCAACTGCTCACCCCAGTATTCCTGGCGTCCCACGTACATCCATGCGTCCATGGTAGCACAACCACGCATGGAATGCACGATGCCTCTGGCCTTAAAACTCTCTAATATCTCTCCGTTGAGAGGGAAACCATCTTTGGCCTTGACTACATGCCTCCATGGGCGTAGAATACGAACTCGTCTACGTTCGAACTCTATCGTATTCTGGTGGTATGTATCCAAGACAGGGATGTGGCTGGAAAACACCACATACATCTCTCCCTGTATTCTAGCCCTTTCAGCAGTAGCCCCAAAGGGATGAGGCCATACATCGCCATCTGTAGCTATGGCTTGACTGGCTTGGCCGAGTTGCTTCTTATGCAACACAAAGTAACTCTCCGTGTAGCACGTAGCATCTCTCTCAGCTAATTCTTCGGGGAGAAAGGCATTGGACCTATGACCATGTTTCATCTCATCGTAGATGAACACACGTTGGAATTCAGACCGCTCCAACTCCCAGATATCTGGCGTGAACTTATTACGTTCAGCCGCCGTTTTAACCAGTTCTTGGAGGTTGTAGTTGTGCGTATCAGGCACTACGAGGGCGGGTTTCTTGATGCCGAACATGGATGGTGGCTCCGATAACGGTTAAGAGGACAGGGGAGTCCCGAAGGACCCCCCTTACTCAACGCTACAGTACTACCGTTATGCGGCAGCCGCCTTTCGAGCGGCACGCTTCTGAGCCAGAGTGAGCTCCGGCTCGGGACCCGTTGCTTCGGGTTCTTCTTTCTTAGTGGTATCTCCTAAGATCTTCCAATTCTGAATTTGGAAGTTGCGTAGGGAGAATAACCAAACACTTCCGAAATCTGGGTAGGTACGATTGAGCCTGTCGATCTCTGCGTACGACAGACGCCAGAGGTCCTCAGGCGGAGTATTATTCAACTGGGCAAAGAGCGTGGAGTGTTTCTTCTCCGTCTCTTTGATCTCATCATTGGACATGATCTTCCGAGACTTCAAGTCCAGCTTGGTGATCTCCGCAATAACCTTGTCCCTCACAGCCACGGGCATTATAGGAAGCTTAGCCGGGGCCGAGGCGGGTCGAGTATCACCGTCTCCCGCACTCGTGGTTGGGGTTGTGGCAGTCTTCCCGTTGGCAATATCGTCCAGTGCAGCGAAGCCCTTACTGCCAGACTTAAGACTTCCATCCGCATTGTACTTGTCACGGATAACGGAGCCCTTGGCTGACTTCTCATATGGAAACCCAGCGGTGTAACTGGGAACCCACTTGCTATTGGCATCCTTGTGTTTCCAGTTGTCCGGGCAAGTCCCGAAGTTAGTCCGCCAATAGTTCTTGGCTTCATCTTCGGTCTTGATAGTCTGCGGAAGAGTGAAAAGAAAAGGCCCTTTGGAGGCCGAAGCAGTCGTAGAACTATTCAAAGACTCTTTAATCCGCTGTTCGGACAGCGAAGTATCTTTCTGCTGAATCGCAGGCTTGGTGGGAACCGTGTGGACACCCGGAGGGTTCGGTTTCACAGCGCTGGAACCCTGCTGCCGAAGCTTACGCTTCTCTGCCAGAGTTAACTCCTTCGCAGGCTCTTCGACAGGAGCCTCCACAACAGGAGCTTCGACTTCGGGGACTTCATTGGACGTAGAACCCCAGTCTTCATCCTTACGCTTATCGTTACCGCCCTCAATCAACTGACTGGCGCCATTGTCAGCGAGGAAGTAGATCACACCCCGCTCGTTGAATGTCCCTTCCAGGATGTCCTGGAACTCAGAGGAACCCAACTCCTTGACCAACTTGGTGATGTTCCCACCAACCAAGTTATTCAACTTGTTGACCAACGGAGTAATCTTGTCCCGGTAGCAGATATACTCCGGGGAATGATTAGGTTCATCCTCTTTGGCCCAATGCTCGAAATCTCCCTCCATGAAGAGACACAGCGTAACTCCGCCGCCGTCGTTCTCCAGTAGAGGAAACGGTTGCATACAGACATCTTCCGTATTGTCGGGCATCTTGCCGAAGTACTCCATCATCTCAGGAGTTCCTCGTATTTCAGCCTTCATATCTTGAAGGTCCTTGGCTGACCAGCCCTCAGGGAGCTTGGTGGCAGCCATCAACATCTTCTTCACCCCTGTCTTTGCGTCCGTAACAGGTGCGGCATAACCCCAACAAGTAGGGTATGCAGTCATGATCGCTTCCAGTTGCTTCCCTGGTATTGTAGCGTTGGCAGAGAGTTCAGCGATCAGCCCAGTGTATTGCGCAGACATATGAATGTCTCCTTTTCTTGCGCTGGTGGGTAGAACTAGGTATTAGGCAGCATTACGGAACGCACGTTTGAACTGGTAGCGAAGCATCTTGGCAGTCAACGTCTTTGGCTTGCTCACCTTCTCTTTGTAAGCTTGCCTGGCTTCGGGACCGATGCGCTTCAAGATAGCGTCTTTCAGGTCCCGTTGATCCTTGCGCGTGAAGGATATGTGCTTGGGAAGCAATCCAGTTAAACTGGCGTTCTTCCCAAATGTCTGATACCACCCATCAATCTGTTCACGAGAGAACTGGCCTGCATGAACTGCATTCTCACCTGCTTGGCATAGTATGTCAGTCCAGAAACGCACCTCAGCCTTACGCTCAGAGCGTATTTTATCTCGATGACGTTTCCATTTCTTTAGCCAGCGTATGGGGTACATATACTTTCCCCATACCTGGCGTAGCCAAGGGTAGAATGTATTTCGCAACCAAGCGTAACCAGCACGCCAATTCGAATGATATAGCATCAAACAAATGGCCACAATAAACAAAGCTAAGAGAGTATCTTGAGCCATTGTTTGTTGGTTCTCTGTGATCCAGGTACTAAACATTCTCCCTCTCCTCTCTCCTTACTTGGTGTGTGCCGCGGGACTCGAACCCGCACGGTATTACTGCCGAGGGATTTTAAGTCCCTTGCGTCTACCTATTCCGCCAGGCACACGTGTAGCTAGCTTGCCTTTACCTGCATACCGCAGGATCGGCGCAAATACCGCCGGATACATACGTGAAAGGTACTTAATTCGCGCCAACTTCTCTGCTCTACAGCGATGGCACAATCCCTTAATACGATGACTTGAGGTATCGTGCCGAGTCTCCAAACGACCACAGGCACATTCAATAATCATTTGCTCTCCTTTATGAATGAAAAGAGCCAGGCATCTCGACTGAGACACCTGGCTCTCTCACAACCGACTAGGCTGGGGATGGGATACCGGGGAACTACCTAGTCGGAAATACGTGTGGGGGCAGAAGGGTACGACGGTACATCCACCCCCACCGTCATCTGAGGCTGCCGACCCTGAGCGGGCACGGGGGTTGGTGGGACTCAGGGCCTAACCGCTGGCTTGTCCTCAGATAACTGTTAAGTCTAGTTTGGGGGGAGGCTCTCGCTCACAAAGCTGAGAGCCTATGTGTCTCTTCTCGATCCAGCAAATGGATGCGTGGAAGTACCGCTTCATTGCGATCTCTCTATCGGGATAGATGATCGACCTTTTAATCTCCCACGCATCCCTTACTTGGATTTCCTGAACCCAGAACCATCTAGGTCCAGAAAAGAATAAAAACAATTTACGTTTAGGCGTATTAATATGGCATATACGATTGAAGATATCGTACCCTTGCCAGAAATCAGTGGTCCAGAGCTCTTTGAGTTTACCGAGGACCACGTCAATGGGTTTAAGCTCTAGTATCCTCCGCTCACGATAATATTCTTCGTTGTTGGAGTAGTTCGCTTCTTTGGGGGGAATAGCTAATGTATTCGCCCGGGCTGCATACTCTCCAATTACCAGACGATTAGCTGATTTCCCCGCATTAACCATCGTCGAAGAAAAGCGTTTCATATGACCGTTACGCGCACCCTTATTTCGTATTCGCTTTCCCATTTCTCATCCCCGTTGAGTTGCATTTCCCTATTCATTATTGTACCACGCACATTTCTTTACACCAACTGAGAATACGCAACTATTACTTAGGAGAGCTTCGATATTCTATTGTATAGGTAGTAGCCCCCTCCCATGAACGAGCTGTCATAGTAATCTTCAATGTCATCAAAGGAGTATTGTTTCCACGTCTTATCGTCATTGTGGAACTGCACAGTGACTTCTCTTTCCTTCCAATCAACCATCAGGATAAATCCATTAGGTTGCTCGGGCATCCTACTTTGATCGTAGAACTTATCCCCGCGTTTGGGCTTGTGTTCACTCACCTGTGCCTCCGCAAGTATGGCACCAGAGGACTTTGCCTCTGGCATTAATGCAGGCAGTATAGAAATCTCCTTGCGTGGCAAAGGTAACAACGATATTACCAGGGCCTGGTATTCCAACTGAAGCCACAAGATAGTAATAATCATAAGGCTTCAAGATTTCGCTAACTCGTTCTACTAAGTACATTTCCATCTCCTATTTGTTACAGTTCCCTACTACTCCATTATAAACTCATTCACGCATGAGACAACCGCAAGTTGCCTATTATTAACGCTTGGTCCTTTGATTGTGTTACATACGTGGCGAAACATATATATTTCTTTATTTATTTGCGGCTACCTTGATTGTGCGTAGCTAAGTGGGAAAAAGGTCATCATCAATTACCTAATATTTACGTGATATTTATGCCGTGTTTACACCATTTTTATATTTGTAAGATATAAATTTCGTATAAACATGGATATCACGCTTGTGGTACTAGAGTATGGGCTTATACTTGGATTATCACGAAGTCGTGATTTGAAATGTTCAAAAGCAATCCTTATGTAAGGGACAATAAGAAACGGCTATGCCAATGCATAGAGTTCTTTGACAACGGTTAGCGGACATCGGTTGCCATGGGGCAACCAGCCGCGAAACCTACATCTTTCCGATAGTCCTTCCCTAGGGCACAAATGGGAAAGGATACCGCCGTGAAATATATGATAAGGCTAGTTCATAGAGGCCGAATACATGAAATGTGGTTCAATGAACACGACACCGCAATCATAGCTTTTGAAGCGTTGTTTGATACGGGTTACCGGCCGGAATTGTGGCAAGGGTTAACTAAACTTCGTTAGCTCTCTAACCGTGCCCTAGCGATGGACTATCGGAAAACAGAAAGGACGAAAGACTATGGCAAAGACCAATATGGAATTGGGCTTCACAGCAACAGCGCCATTCACGGAAATCAATATCGAGGAAGGCGCCAAGCTAACCCGTACGCCAATCATCGTCGCCTATTTCAATCTGATTTATAAGGAATGGGCGGAAGATGAACTTGGTCTCTCTACCGATGAAATCGTCGATACCATCAATGCTCTTGAGTTCGATGGTATGGACGATGAGGACAAAGAACAGATGGTTCTTGATGCCCTCAAGGCTCGCAAGCAAGGCGAAGTTGGGGAAGACGTCACACCAATAATGGATGCAATATCGGCGCAACGTGTTAGGGCCGATGCAACCAACTACGGTGCAAAACTTCCCAAGGTATTCTCGGAACACGTCAATGTGTTTCTAGAAGCTATCGACGATGTCAAACTTGCTTGCCTAGTTTGCTTGGATGACGTTGCGGGCCGCGTATTCATGAACACAACTACGGACCGCAATTGGAAGGGTGGCGCATGGTCAAAGGAAGACATTGTCAAACTTCCCGTACCTGGGACCAAGGCGCCGAGTGGAACCAACATTGACAATAGCAATCGTCATATGTGGGACCATTATCGGTACAAGGATGGAAAGACGGTAATAAATTCGTCTTTCTATAAGGACGCTGCGTTGGCTACTGATGTCGGTTCCCGCATTTCGGATATGTTGGAAATCCTTAATGCGAAGACCGACCCCAATGACGAAGACAAAAAGAACAAGGAGATGTTGCGCAAGCGTCTCAACAACGTTGCCAAGTTCTTGAGCGATGGCGTGACCGTAGCAAAGGCGCTCATAGAGTTTGAGCGCTTCAAAGGCAAGGTAACATATCAGGTACAACGAGAGGAAGATGGATCGCCGCAACGCGGCACACCTTACCCTCTGCGTATCTGGCCACAAGATGCCATTGGCAAAGCGGAGAGCTTTACCCTCTCCAATATGAAGACCATGCTAAAGACCAATGCCAAAGGCGAGAATGTTGTTGATGTCGCCTTATCGAAGGGTGGCACATTCGCAGCGTTCAAAGCGGCAATGCCGCAGAAAGAGCGCAAGAAAGAGGGATCAATCAAGGTCGTAACAGCCAAACAGTTCTTTATGGCTGCTGATGTCATCTCGCGCTTCATTCCCGCTGGTGGCACGACACTGATAACCAAGGCGTTGGAAGACAAAGAGACCAAAGAGAGCGCCTTGGATGACCTTGGATCAATGATGACGGCCCTTGGCCCGATATGGGAAACGTACAAAGCGGACTACCTGGAAATGAAGGCTAAAGAGAAGATCGCCAATCGTAAGGAAAAGGCCGCTTGATCTAAACAACAACAGAGGGCGGCAATCATGCCGCTCTCTAATCAGTGGAGATGACAATGCCTAATTGGGATGGCAAGGTACGTTGGCATACGCCATGTCCATGGCCTAATGAGCATGTTACAATTACGTGCAGGCGTTATGGTTCAGGACACTGTGAGAGCGATAAGCGTACATGCTATGGAAGCGAGCATGTGTACCTACTAGGTGTGTCGCCACCTAATTACCCTGTGCCCGCGTTGGACACTTGCGCATGGTGCGGCAAGCAATGTCTGACTTGTCCGGTTCACGAGTTACGTTGTCTGCGTCATCGGGCAGATGGCAAGCGCGGTCTAGAGTGTCCAATGGCTCGCCTTTGATCTAACACCTACCAAACAAACCCGTCGGGCTTCACAGCTCGGCGGGTTTTTTATTGTCCTGCGTTATATTCAGTGGGCTATTGCGCCCCCTAGAGTACTAGTGTTACTAGTGTTATCAATAACTATTGATAGTTAGTTGTTGTAGAGTAGCTCTTACTCTAGGTACAATAAGTTATCAATGAGGGATCAATCAATCATCAAACAAACAGTCCTTTGATTGTATTGTGCTCGGTTGTTTGTTTGGTTGTTGATTGGTGTTTGATTGTTGATTGAAGCATGCTTTTCCTGACCAATCAAACATCGTTGCCCCTCCCTAGAGGGGGATGGCACCCCCTTATCGGCCGAAAT